GGTTACCAACCCGGCAGGATGTCTTGGTCTGGACCGACACCAACCTCTACACACTCCAGTATCTCGGCACGACAGATGTGTTCGGGCTTCAGGAGTATGCGGACAATATCTCTGTGGCTTCGCCACGTTGCATGGCATCTGCGTCCAACGTTGTTTACTGGATGGGTCAGGATAAGTTCTATGCTTATACCGGTCGCGTCGAGACGCTTCCGTGCACCCTGCGCGACCATGTGTTTATGAATATTAACTTCGAGCAGTCTGACCAGATTGTCTGCGGGACTAACGAACAATGGCATGAAATATGGTGGTTTTATCCTACAGCGGGTAGCAGCTATAACAATGCGTATGTGATCTATAACCACCTAGAGCAAATCTGGTACTACGGTAGCATTGACCGTACGGCTTGGCTTGACACCCCACTGCGGCATTTCCCCCAATCTGCTAATACCCCGGTTACAGTAGATATCAGCACAGGTGCGACCACTACGGGTAGTGGCTATGTTTATGAGCATGAGAATGGTCTGGATGACGACGTCCTCCCAATGGACAGCTACATTCAGTCGTCACCGTTTGATCTCGGTGATGGCGATAACTTCATGTTGATCCGTCGTATTATCCCAGACGTTAGTTTTGCTACATCTACTGCAACGGATGCAGCGGCTACGCTTACGGTGGTCCCACGGAATTTCCCCGGTGGCTCGGCCCAATCTGACCCTGCGGATAGCCAGCGTGTTGTTGAAAGTACGCTCGGTACCTATACCGATCAGGTCTTCATGCGCGCACGTGCGCGCCAGATGGCGTTTAAAATCCAGTCTACTGGGCTTGGTGTGCAATGGCAGCTTGGTGCGCCACGTCTCGATGCCCGTCAGGATGGTACCCGCTAATGGCTATGGACAAGTTCCGGTTTCCGCCGTTGCCTAACCCACCACCCAAGTGGGATGCACAGTATATGCGGCAGGTACTGCGCGTTATAGAGAACTACTTCTCCCAGCTTGACTCGCGTACACCTAACAACGCTCAAAAATATACAGCAGATACGTTCAATGGTATTGCCGCCACAAAGAACGTGACCACGGTAGAAAAGAACGCGCTTACTCCTAGCGCGGGATGGGTAGTTTTTGATACTGACCTCGGTAAACTTTGTGTATATAGTGGCTCTGCTTGGCAGACCGTGACTTCGGTATAGGAATTAACGATGAACCATCAGATGGCGCAGCATATCCAGTCGCAGGGACGCGGCGAAGATACCATGCTCGTGCACATGACACCCAATGAGGTGAACAGCCTTCAGGGTCTAGCTCTGGCGCATGGTGGCTCCTTGACTATTAACCCGCACACGGGTCTCCCAGAAGCCGGGTTCCTTAAGAAGCTTCTACCTACACTGCTTGGTATTGGGCTTAATTTTATCCCCGGTGTTGGACCGCTTCTGTCTGCGGGTCTCGTTGCTGCTGGCTCTACCGCTGCCACAGGTAGCCTCAAGAAGGGTCTGATGGCTGGTCTTCAGGCTTATGGCGGCGCGTCTCTCGCTGGCGCTGCGTTCCCAACGGCTACGGGCGCTCTTGCCAAAACTGCTGCTACTGGGCTTTCGACTGCTGGCGCTACTGCAATTCCCACTTCGACTGCTGCGGGTCTAGGTGCCGCTGCTCCGCTAAATATTGCAGGGGGTGTTGCCGCTAATGCCGCGCCTGCGGCTATGAACATTGCTAGTGCTGCGGCTCCTAGCCTTGCAGCTTCGGTTGCACCTGCCACGGCTGCTAGTACTGTTGCGGCTAAGACTGGTCTTGCTGGTCTCGCTCAGCGCTTTGGTCAGGCTGCTCGTGCTGGCCTTCCTGCGGGTACTCCGGGCTTTATTTCCAAGGCCGCTCCCATGCTGGCTGCATCAGGGCTTATGCAGGGTGTGAGTGGCGCAATGTCTAGGCCCGGTGCGGGCGGCACGTCGTCTGAGGCAATCGACAACTCTTATCAGGGTCCGTACTACACGCAGGATAGAAAGCAAATCATGGACCCTAACGGTCCTCTTTCGTCGAAGCAGCGTCGTTTCTTCGAAGTAGATATGCCCGAGACCTATAACACTATGGGTCAGGTCGTACAGCCGGGGTCACACACCGTGCGCGGCACACAGATCATGCAGCCTATGCTAAACCCGAAGGCCAAGAAGGGTCAGCCGATGTACAACTATGTGCCGGTTGAGTATCAGGGGGGCATTGACCCCAACACTGGCTATGCCCATGGGGGTGAAGTTGAATTGTCCGATGGAGCCTTTGTGCTCGACGCCCGCACGGTGTCTGAAATCGGGAATGGTAGCAGCAATGCAGGTATGGAAGCTCTCCGTCGCATTGGTGGTCGCCCAGTACAAGGTCAGGGCGATGGAGTCAGTGATAGCGTACCTGCTCGTATTGGTAGGGATCAGCCTGCTCGTGTCGCTCGGGATGAAGTGATTGTGCCAGCAGATGCCGTACGTCGTATTGGTAAAGGCAACCCTCAGCGTGGTGCAGATAAGCTCTACGCTCTTATGGACAAAGCACATAAGGCACGTAAGAAGGCAGGGCGTGGGCAGGACACCAAGCTAGTTCGCGGGTTGGCGTGATTTGTAAGTGACGCGTTATCGCTCATATGGTAGGGGTTTGTAATGGGTAAGCCACAAGTACAACAGATAACGCAGACCACATCGAACATCGGTGCGGCACAGCTTCCATATTATAACACTGCGATGCAGACTGCGCAGGGGCTGCTCACGGCCCCAACGCCTATCTATGACCGTGATCGTCTAGAAGGGTTCACAGACCAGCAGAAGAAGCTTCAGGGCGAAGTCGCTGGAATGCAGACACCGGGCCAGTTTGGTTCGGCTACCAACCTAGCAAATCAGGCTGGGGTTGGGGCGCTCAATGCTGGTAACTACGACCCTACGCAGTTCAACATGCAGACGGTTCAAAACCCGAACCTTAACATGTACCAGATGAACCAAGCTGAGAAGTTCGGTAACGACCAAGCCCAGCAGTATATGTCGCCTTACTTCCAGAATGTTCTGGATGTTCAAAAGCGTCGTGCCCAAGAAGATGCCCAGCAGACCCAGTTGATGCAGAACTTGGGTGCAGCACGTCAGGGCACCTACGGTGGTAGCCGTCAGCTTATTGCCGGTCTTGGTCGTGAGCGTGATCTTGGCCGCTTGATGGGTGACATTCAGGCTAAGGGCCAGCAAGAAGCGTACGAGAATGCGCAGCAGCAGTTCGAACGTGACCGCGCAGCGGGCTTTAACGTTAACCAAGCTAATCTTAATGCAGCACTTGGTGTGCAGGAGCTAGGGACCAAGTCGGGTCTTGAAGCTGCCCTTGCCAACCAGAAAACTGACCTTGAGCAGCAGCGCCTCAGTGAGCAGTCTCGTCAGTTCGGTTCTGAGCTTGGCCTTAAGGGTTACGAAGCTGCGGGTAACATGGCTCAGACACTATCGAACATTGGTTCGGCCCAGCAGCAGGCGGATGCCCAGCGCCTTGGGATGCAGCAGTCAACGGCGGCGCAGGAACAAGCACTTAACCAGCAGCAGCGCGATCTTGATTATGCAGACTTCCAGAAGGCAGCTAACGATCCATACCAGCGGCTTCAGCAGTATATGAACATCCTAGGTGCTGTGCCGCAGGCTACAAACAGTACGGCAACATCCAGTGCGCCAGCGCCGGGTATCGGTCAGCAGCTTATGGGTGCGGGGCTTGGTATATACAGCACTGCTAAAATGTTCGGGGGACCATAGTAGATGGAAACTAAGCCATACAACCTTCAGTCCCCAGAGCAGATTGCCAAGGACTATGGGGGCAATAAGCAGAAGATCGCTGAAGCCATGCAGATGGGGATCATTGACCCCACGGCTGGCACGTTGGCGGGTATGTTTATTGACCGTATGCGGTCGGCTGCGCAGGCAGAACAGGCTCCTCAACAGACGGTAGCCCAGAAGACGTTTGCACCCCCCGCTCCGCCTGCACCTCCGCAAGGTGGTCTTCCACCTGCCCCCATGAGTGCTCCTCCTATGGGTGGTGCTCCTGCTGGTCTTGGCGCTACGCCGGAAGCTGCGCAGATGGCTCCTATGCCCGACATGCCCGCACCTGAGATGGCTGCGCCTGAGATGCCCGCTGAAGAAGCGCCGATGGGTATGGCCGAAGGTGGTATGGTCCCTCCATATGCTATGGGCGGTGGGCTTTCTGATGTCCCCATTCCGTCAGGTATGTTCGATGAACCTGACAACGGCAGCTATGCTAATGGCGGTATCGTTGCTTTTGCTGGCGGCGGTTTTGGTAGCTACTTTGAAGATACAGCTACTAAGGCTATTCCCGGTCTTGGGGTTACAAGCCGCCAGCGCTCGGCTGCTAAAAATGCGGAAGTAGGCGGAACATCGAATAGCTACCACCTAACGGATGACGCCCGTGACTTTGTGCCACCTCCCGGCATGAGCATGGCTGCGCTGCATAGTAAGCTTAAAGGCCAGTTTGGTTCGCAGTACGACGTCATTAATGAAGGCGACCATGTGCATATTGAACCGGGTCCGGGGATAGCTAAGTCCGGTCGTCCTACGCTTCTTAATCCCGCACAAGCAGCTAACCCACAAGCTCCTATGGATGTGCCCGGTGGTAAGCTTGCAGACCAGATGCCCCTTGCATATGAACATGCTGGTGAGTTCTACGACAAGTTTATGCCTAAGCCCAAGACCGAGGCTCGGGATAAGATGAAGGCACGTGTCCAAGAGCAGATGTCAGAAGAAAGCCAGAAGAAGGAAAAGGACTACGACAAGTGGTCCACTCTGGCTGAGATTGGGTTCAACATCGCTGGCTCCAATTCACCGAACTTCTTGCAGGCTGTTGGTGCTGCTGCGAGTGCCGCCCTTCCGGGTGCTAGGCAGGCTAAGAAAGATCGTGAAGCACGTGCCGATAAGCTGCTTACCCAGTATGCAGAGATCGAAGGTATCGAGAACGCCGAAGCCCGTGAACGCGTTAAGTTCATGATCGACTTTGGAAAGACGGAACTCGACCTTAAGGATAAGGACCTCACACGCGGCCTCTCTTGGGCTACCAATAAGATGCAGGACGAGACGCAGCGCAGTGGTCAGAAGCTATCTTATGACGCTAGTGTCTATAATGCAAATAAGGGCTACGACGCAGCCGTGGCCAATAGCAGCGCACAAGAAAATGCAATATATAAGGGAGCAGTCGGAAAAGCTTGGGAGTCTGCCCAAGCGGAACTGGTCCAGAACGGTAAGTATCGTGAAGAGCCGGATCAAGCCGTTAAGGATAAGATGCTACAAGACCGTGCAAATCAGCTCCTTGCGATATATCTGAAAATGGCGCAGAGCGGTGCTGGTGGTGCAGGTGCAGGTGCACAGGGCGGTAAGCCTTGGGAACAGAATTACGGGGGGTAGTAAATGCCGGTACCTAAGGTTGGCGCAGTCGTCGATGGATACCGGTTTAAAGGTGGTAACCCAAACGACCAGAAGAACTGGGAAATTGCTCCCGTCCCTGTGCCTAAGCCCGGTACGGTTTCGGGTGGGTATGTCTTTAAGGGTGGCGACCCTAACGAGCAGAAGAACTGGAAGCCAGTAGAGGCTGCATCTACGCCTGCTCCCGCACCTGAACAGAAGAAAAAAGAGGAGAAGTTTGCTCCTAGCCCGATTGAGGAAATCCCTGTCGTTGGGGGTGTGCTGTCGGGTATAGCGGACGTTCCGCTTGGTCTTATGTCGGGTGTGGCTACCATCGGTAAGACTTTCAGCGATGTTGCCGGTGCTAACAACGCCGTGTCCCGTGGGATTGCTGACTTTGGTAAAGCCGCAGACGAAATGCGCTCCGCTGAAGCCCGTGCAGATACTGCCAAAGACGCAGAGGAAATGGCTAAGGCCGAAGGCTTCTTCGAAAGCGCTGGTGCTGCGGGTAAGGCGTTCTTGCGCCATCCTATTGACGTTGCGTCTAACTTGCTAGGTACTGCTGCTCCGTTTGCCGCTGCCGCTGCCGCTGGTGCTCCTCTCGCTGCACTTGGAGCCGTGGGTGCCGTCTCAGGCGCTGGTATGATTAAGGGCGACATCTACGACGCTACGCTTGCACGTGCCAAACAGGCTGGTCTTTCCGATGCACAGGCTCAAAAGATTGCAGATGACGCACAGTCCTACGGCGGCAAGAACCTTGATATGATTGCCCTTGGCGGTGTCATCGGGGGTATCGCTAACGCAACTGGTGCCGGTCCTGCTCTTGGTAAGTGGCTTGGTGGTACGGTTGCAAAAGATTTGGCTGAACAAGCTGCGGCCCGTGTGGCTGCGAAGGCAGCAGGGCAGGAAGTAGCTGAAGAAGCAGGTAAGGGTATTTTTCGCCGCACAGCAGAAGGTGCTATTGTCGAAGGTATCCCTGAAGGTGTTCAGGCTGGGCAGGAACGGCTTGCACAGAACCTCGCTCAAGAGCGCGCTGGCTTCCCGACCGACACTTGGAAGGGTGTGCTTGAACAGGCTGCTTATGAAGGCACGCTTGGTGGTATCTTTGGTGGCGGTATTGACGCCATGGCTGGGCGTAGGCAAGTTACGGACGAGCGCCAAGCGCGGATTGACGAAGAAGAGCGCCGTAATGCCGAGTTCGATGCTGCCTCCGGTGGCGTGGGGGAAGCTTATGAAAAGGCTGTTGCACGGTATAAATCCGAAGGCTTATCCGAAAACGAAGCTAACCTAAAAGCACGGCGAGATGTCGAAGACTTTATGGCAGCGCGGAGGAATACCAATGAGCCTAGCACAGACGATACAACTAACACCGGAGGAGCTGAGCCAAGCGTTTCTGGTGGTGTGGGGGCAGGACCCCTTGATGTGGCCGGAGGCGTTGGGGAAACTGACACTGGACCAGTGGGAGCTGGTGACACTACTGCTGGACCAGATATTGGGGGCGAAGGAGTTCAGCAGCGTCCACTGAAGAAGGCTACCGCTAAAGAGGTCACGGCTGCTATCCCGACCGTCGAGAAAGTGTTTGCCGACAACTACTTCGACTTCGAAGATTACAATGTCGATGCACTTAATGATGTGCAGAAGAGGCAGGCTGCAAAGATGGTAGTTGAGGGAGTTGATCCCTATGACGCTATCGACAATGTTCTCCAGCGCGGTGCAACTCTGCGCGGTGAAACCAAGGCGGCTCCCACCGTCGCCCCCGTGCCAGCAGCGCCTACGGGTCCAACCGTTGAGGAACAAGCTAAAGCTCCTGTGGCTGATGCTATCAAGGCTGCTGTACAGCCTGACCCTGCTAGTGTGGTGCCGTCCGTTGCAGAAGCTGCGGCCAAGGACTTGGGTATTGCTCCCGAACCTGCACCCACCATTGCACCTGCACCTGTGCCGGAAGAGCTACCTCCGCTACCTCCGTTACCTGCTAATACTGTAGCAGACATTACACCCGAAGATGTCGCGGTAGAACCTGCACCGACGCCCGCACCAGCGCCGACACGTGAAGAGATCATGGCGAACCCCATGCTATTTGCACGGCAAGAAGCCGCTCAGCGTGGCCTCGATGATGGGATGTTCACTGAGGGTGCACGGGATGTAATGCAGGGGCGTGACTTCCTGCCGGATGAGTTGATCCTTGAGAAACAAGGTCCTGCATTCCTTGAAGCCTATAAGTCTGGAGCAGGCTGGGCAAGCAGCCTGCAAGGGGCACCTGCGGTAGCGGAAGCTGCGCCTGAAGCTGCGCCTGAAGCTGCGCCTGAAGCTGCGCCTGAAGCTGCGCCTGAAGCTGCGCCTGCGGTAGCGGAAGCTGCGCCTGAAGCTGCGCCAGCACCCGTTGAAACTGCACCCGAGGGAGAACTCGAAGAGGCACCAGAAGACAAGGAAGCCAAGCTAAAGGCTGAAATCGACCGTGCTGGTCTGGGGTATTTCGATGAAGATACTGAGGAGCAGGTTAAGCCCTCCATCACTAAGGCTGCGTATAACGCACTGAAGTTTAAGCTTAGCACTAAGCGCGGAACTCTTGAGGAAATCGAGAACGATCTAGACGAAGCTATCGGCGCTAATGTCTACCAAGCCAGCCGCAGTGGAAAGGCCACTGCCGGTATGGCCGTCGATGCCCTTGTAGATCACATCAAGAGCATCACGAAGAACTGGCGCGCTAAGATCGGTACCAAGGTTATTGGTACGATTGACGAGCTTCCGGCGAAGCTGCGCCGTGCGCTTGAGCGCGATGGTATGGGAGGCGTGCCTGCTTTTGTGTCCCCAGATGGCACAATCTACTTCATCGCCAGCAACATCGATACGCTGGAAGATGCAAACTCTGCTATCTACCATGAGGCACTGGGCCACCTTGGCCTCCGTGCGCTGTTCAACACGCGCCTTAACGACGTTCTCTCCCAGATTTACAAGGGTAACAAGACCCTGCGCGAGCAGGCTGACCAGTGGCTTGCGGACAATCCCGGTGTCTACGCTAACGATAGCAACCCTAACCTGCGTGCGTTGGAAGAAGTGCTCGCAGAGCAGTCGGAAGATGGCCGTGTAAATGCGTCTGTCTGGGCTAAGATCGCCGCTGTCATCAAGGACTTCGGTCGCCGCATCGGTATGACGCTGGACTACTCCGACGCCGAAGTGCGCTCCATTCTGGCTATGGCTCATGACCGCGTTATAGACGAAAACCGCGAAAGCACGGTCATCAAGGGCCTGCGCTACATGGCGGGCTTTGACCGCATTCGTGTGCCCGCAGATGCGGCTAAGACGTTCCTGAAAGAACTCGGTCTGTACACCAACCGTGAACTCATGGCCATGGACCCCGATGAAGCTTCTAGTCGTGCAAGCCGCATTGGGATCGACCAAGAGTGGATGGACTACTTCATGTCCCGCAGGCTTGCTGCATGGGCACCTGAGGGTTCAGAAGCTATCAAATTCCCGCAACCCGACATGTCAAAGTACATGCCATCGGTCCCTAACAAGTACATGGCTGGTAAGGCCAATAAGAAGAATAAGCGTCAAGAGGCAAGCGCAAGGCGCGAGGAGCGGAAACTGGCGAGTAGCCACACGGCGGCTGAGATCAATATCACGGGCGGAGCTATGTTTTTCCAAGCTCGGGGTATTGCGGGTAAGCTTGATGCCCTAGACTCTAACTGGAAGAATATGACGGACAAATCGCGTCGGTTCATTCTGGGATACCTTACTTACAGTAGGGACCTTATCCGTATGGTTAGCAAGCTGTCGCCGCCTGTTGCGCGTAAGCTGAGCCATATAAACGAGCTTCTGAACCGGATGGATGGCTTCCGTAATAAGATGCTTAAGGACCTAACTTATAACCACCTGCGCTACACCAAGTTTAACGCTAAGTTTAAGGACGGTGGCAACCTACTAGCTGATTTGATTAATAGTTCTACCGAAAACTCGGTGGACCCACGCCATCCATCACTCGCAGCCGCAATGGCTGCTGACCCTAAGCTTATTGACTTAATCAAGGAAGGTGCGTCCGACGAGAGGATTAACAACCGTAAAGCTACAATCAAGCGTGTTTACGATAGGTACGAAAAACTCGGTACCCCTGAGATGGGTAACGGTGAGGGCCAGCGCCTATACGAAATGGTGATGGGCGGTTACGAGCGTTCGTTCGAGAATGAGTATAACGCTACGGTGGCTACCATTACTAGCTCTGGTTTGCCTGCGGATCGCATCAAGCAAGCTGTCGATGAACTCAAAAAAAGGTACGACGCAGCTAAAAAGAATGCTCCGTATGCCCCGCTATTCCGTGCCGGTAACTATTGGGTGCGTATCGGTAAGGGTAAGAACCGTGACGTTAAGCGCGTTGAAAATGGGGCTGCTTATCAACAGCTTATTAAGGACGGGATCAGGGAGCTACAGCGGCGTGGCGACAAGCGCAGCGCTGAAGAGATTAGGGCAGATGATAGTGTCTTTAGCTACGGCGAAGATATTGAAGGGTTGGAAGCTGACTTCATGCGTTCGGAGCCTTCTGCCGTTCTGAAGAACGTACTTATAGAGATTGATAAGGGCGGCATGGCTGATGCTAAGATGGTCAAGGATATGGTCTTTCAGCTTTATGTCGCATCACTTCCCAAGGGTTCTAACCTTGAGAATTGGCAACACCGTCAAAATATTTCCGGCTATTCGGCGGATACGCTACGTGCGTACGTAGATACCCAAACGTCCACAATTAACCGTCTGACGCACTTAAAGTATGCTTCAGATATCCGTCGGACCATTGGTGAGGCGTATGGCCTCATGTCTAAGAACCCGAATCGTGACCAGCTTCAGCCATATGTTGATGAGATGGCTATCCGCGTAGCTGAAACTTTCAACCCAAATACTGGTAAGCTGGACACGATGGCACGCTTGGCAAACAAGGCGACGTTCTTCTACCTGCTGACATCCCTCAAATCAGCCATGGTGCAGTTCTTCCAGCTTCCGACCATTGCATTACCCGCCTTAGGCGCACGTTACGGGTATCCTCAAACAGCGGCTGTGGCTGCTCGATATATGGCTACCATTGGTAATAAGTTCGGTACCACTAAGGTCGATGAAGGTGGGAATGTCGTCACTAACTGGGGTCAGCCCACCATGGGCGACAGTAAGTACATCAATGAGAACAAAGACCCCGAGATGCGTGACGCGTTGCAGTACGCTTGGAAAGATGCTGAAGAGCGCGGCATCCTTGGCACGACCTATGCTGGTGAGATGGTGGACCGTAAGTCAGGGCCTAGCGATAAGTATAAGACCCGCCCACAGAGAATGGCTAAGTGGGGCTTTGACTTCTTCACTGGCGGTATCCACCATGCGGAGCGCATTGCGCGTGAAATTGCGTACATGTCGGCATTTGAGTTGGACTACGCTAAGCGTCGTAAGAGTGGCATGGACCCCAAAACGGCTATGGCAATTGCTGCGGATACCGCCGCTGACCTGACGCTTGAAGTAATGTTTGACTACGCTGAGAGCAGTAAGCCACGTGCGATGAAGGGGCCGATTGGTCGTGTTGCACTTCAGTTCTGGTCTTTCCCGATCCAGATAACGTCGATGCTTACCCGCACTGCACTGGGCACTATATCGCTAATGCCAAACCCAGAGCGCAAGGTCGCAGCTAAGCAGTTGTTCGGCACTCTCGGTATGACATGGATGTTCGCTGGTGCTGTAGGTATGCCCGGTTATAGCTTCATGATGGGGCTTATGACGTCGCTTCTTGCAGCGGCTGGCCTCGGTGATGATGACGACGATGACGAATACAACCCACTGAACTCACGCAATCTCGACCTATGGTTCCGTGAGAAGTTCCTGCCAGAATACTTTGGTCCCGATAGCGACCTCGCAAATGATTTGGGTCTCGACAAGGAACAGGCACAAGAACTTACTCGTGCGGTTAAGATGGGTCCGATTTCTTCTGCTACGGGGTTGAACTTCGGATCATCGGTCGGTCTTGATGGGCTGTTCTTCCGCGACGACACACCAGTGGATACCGATGAGGAAGCTCTGCGGTCGTTGTGGTACACGATGTCTCTCGGTGCGACCGGTTCAGTGGTTCGAAACTTAGTGCGCGGTGGGCAATATATGCGCGATGGTGAGTGGCAGCGGGCTGCTGAGAACATTACCCCTGCTCCATTCCGCAACGTACTTATAGCGAAGCGTTTAGGGTCCGAGGGTTATGTCACGCCGACCACACAGGATGTTGTCGCCCCAGTGGAGGAGTATACATGGGGTCTGCTTGTCGGTCAGGCTGCTGGTTTTGGCCGTACCGACGTGGCTGATATGCAGAAGAGCAACCTCATTGCTAAGAAAGTGGTCACACAGATCGAAAAGGAACGATCTGACTACCTCGACAAGCTGGATAAGGCGTATCGGGATATCGACCTTGGCCGCACCACTGGTGAGCAGGCCCAAGATAAGGTCAATGCCATTTGGCGTGATATTGATAAATGGCACAAACAGACGGGTTACATTCATACGATTGAGTTTGAGAACGTCGGTGATAGCCTTAAGACTCGTGCAGAAGACCGCGCTGGGTCTATGCAGGGGCTGCGGGTGCCGGATAAATACGCGCCGTATGTCCGTGGGATGTTAGAAGACAACCGCTAAAAGAAAAAGGCCCCCACCGGAGAGGTGGGGGCCGAGTGATGCCTAACCGGAAGGAGCAAACTTCCGTTCCAATTAGTATCATATTGACCAAATACGTAAACCCCTAATCCCATCCTCGATGACAACTTTTGTCAATATCTTGATGCGGAGGCGGTTGGTGACCACAAGGACTTGTGCCTTGGCGCGTCTAGGGTCCAAGCAGGGGACGAAGATGGACGTCCCCCGCCTGAATGTTTTCCAGTTTACGTTATAACTAACTCCCTCCACCAACATCAGTTGTCTCGGATTTTTCTGGGATGATGTTGGCTATGTCGAGGAAGCCACCGATGGACGTATCGAAGATGAGCGCCTGCACACCAGTGGTAGTGATCTTCATGCCCTTGGTCATACGCTTGACGTCAGAGCGCAGGAAGACGCCTTCGTTCTTTAGCTTCTTTAGCGTTTCCTTGTAGTTGATCTGGTAGGTAACGCAGTATTCCTTGAACTTCTTGGCTGCGATGAACATCAGCTTGGTGTCTGGCTCGTAGCGGATCACCAGTTCCCCACGTGGCTCCATACGCGGGATGGTCTGCATGTTGCTCCGCTGGTCCACTACGTCGTCAACGACGAGGATGTTCTGCATGTAGCGGTTGATGAAGTCACCGATGATCTGGGCCGTGTTGGTGGCTGGCGCTTCGATTTCCTCACGCAGACCGACAACCATGCTGCAAGCCCACTGGTAGAGGCGGTTCATATCCCAGTCGATAAGGCCGAGCATCTTGGCCACGAAGCCAGCAGTGAGGTTAGCCGCCACACCCGCAGACCAGAAGCGCTCACGCTGCGTCAACTGCAACTCACGGTCCAGACGGGCTTGGAGCGTCATGCAGGCTTCCTCAATCTCTTCCAAGTTCTCCAGTACGTACTTGATGAAGATAGGACCTGCGTGGCCGTAGTTCTCCATAAGCTGCTGGTCGAACATAGCCTTGCCAACATCCGTCGGGATCGCATCCGTGGGGCGAATACGGTACTCGATGAGACGCATCATTTCCCCATCCGGTGAGCCTTTCAAGGTGGTCAGCTTCTCGTAGAAGGAAGCGTTGGACGAGCAGAGCGAGATTGTCTGCCATGTCGTGTCGTTGATGCGGAGTTCATTGCCCCCCGCTGTCATGCGCTCTTTGCCCTTACCTTGGGACATACCGTAGACCAGTTCGGAGAACTCTTCCGCTGGCATGTTGGTGATTTCGTCCACACAGAACGGCAGGTTACGCATGATGGCTAGCCACTGCATCTTAGCGTTCAGAGTGTCCGCCTTCTTGGCGATGAGTTCCGTGGGGTGTCCGTATACGCTCATGGCCATACGCAGGGCGGTGGTCTTACCCGTGCCGCTCTCAGGGCTAACAAGGTTAATAGCTGCACCTGTCTGACGCAGGAAACGAAGCAGAGGCGCACCAAATGCGCTCAAGGCGGCGAATGCGTGGCCTTCCATGCCCGGACGCCCATAGAGTGCCCAGACTTCCTTCCACTTATCCAGTGAGCCTACAGGACCCATCTGCTTTGCCATGTTGGCCGTGATGTTCGACGGAGGACTATAGAGCACCCCGTCCTTGCTGATCTCCTGATCTCCGATGATAAACTTGCTGTGATTGTCAGCCCATCCGAATTGGTTACGCATTATTTCCATTTTCCTTTTGTCTTGCATTTTGATTACTGATTTGAGGGTGTAGTCCATCAGCACGTCGAAGGTCTTACCCGCAGCAACGATGCTGTAGGTAGAGATAGCCTTACGAAGCATGTCTTTGGACGTTACCTCATTGAGAGGCACCAAGAAGTCTTCCACACCATCCTGTGGTAGATGGCGACGGAAGACGATGATTTCACCATTTTTCGCGTCCTTCATACGTTTGAGAGCATAAAAATCATAAGGGTACACGAGGGTAGGGTCTGCCTCAGTACCGTCCTCCCCCTTTACGCCTTTGCGCCAGATACCCCCACCCTCACCGCGAAAATAAGGGAATGGGTATTGTGGTATCGTGAGCGTCTCCGACCTTGGTCCTTCTGGCGTATCTAGAATGACATCAACGAGTTCGGAGGACGCTTCCTTAACAATTTTCCCTAGGTATTTCGGGCCTAGTATCTGCCCTTTCCACTTACAGCCTTGGCACAAGGGTGGGTTTTTACCCTCGAACTTGGCGCAGCTAGTTGCGCCCCTGATGGTGGCTACCTTGGCATCCACTGTGTCACGGTCATATCCTGCGTGTCCATCGGACATCATATGCACCGCTTTGTCCGCATCTTCGCACATGGCGGCGACCGAGATAGCGTGGAACCAGTCGTAATAGTCCAGCGTGGCTCGGTTGGTATAGGCATGAAGAAGCTGGTTACAGCCATCGCCCTTGGCGCTGCGCTGCATGATCTTGCTGAAGTTGAACTGGGTGCTGGCCATCATAGCCTTACCAAGTTCTGTCGGCTCCCACTTCTCCTTAGGTGCCGTCTGTTTGACACCCAAAATCTTGACGATCTCTTCGAAGTTAACTGGGTCAGCGGGTCGGGCTACCTCTACTGGCTTAGGAGGATCATCCTTAAAGTTCAAAGTGCCGGGCACACGCAGGATGCGCGCCGCATCAAATACGGCTGGGTCCACGTAGAAGTTATGGGTATAGCACAGGTCACGTAGCCGCTCGGATGCAGGCTCCCACTCTTCACGGGTTACGTCCCGATCAAGCGCCCAGTATGCGTGTATGCCGCGTCCTGAACTTACGATGATAGGCTTGGGTAGACCGACAAGGTTGCGGAACTCAAGCAGTGCAACGGCACCATCACGCTGCGTGGCATAGCCATCTGGGCGTCCGGTCTTCTCATTCGGCTTAGCCTTGGCTTCACCACAATCAATGTCGAGCCATAAGGCGCGAAGCGACTGGACGTTATCCTTGGTGCGACCGGCATCGGTCTTATACTTAGCCACCCCGAAGAACACGTTACGCTCTTGGGCTAGATACTGGGTTACAACACGGTCGGCTTCCTCGCGGGTCTGAACCAGTGTCTGTTTTACGATATCATCCTTGATACCCACGATTGCGAACCACCCATCAGGTGGCTGTACAGTGGATAATAGGTCGAAGTTCTCCATGGCATCACTCTCTGTTGCGGGGTTTACCCGCCCATTAACTTACATCTTGGGAGGCTCAATTAGGCAGTTGAGCGATGTAATTATGGATCAGCCCAACGAACTCGCCCTGTGGGATGCTACCCCCACAGAACCAGTTGTATACAGTCTGACGAGTAGCACCGAGGTCATCGGCAGCTTTGCTCACAGGGATACCATGCTCAATGCACTTCCTCCCTAGCTGCACCCCCAAGTGCGCCTCGTCAGCCTGTTGATTGGCTTCTACCAGCTTAACGCTGTAGCCGTAACTCATTAGTCGTCCCCATCGCCCCATGCGCTGATAACAGACGCGAGGCTTGCCGAAGGTGCCACAGTTTCGGCCTTAGGTGCAACACGCTTTTTGGGTTCTTCGATCTCTTCGTCGGGTTCATCCGAACGAGTGACCTGCGGGGCAGGGGCAGGTGCCGCCTGCTGCTTCTTGGCCCCATCCTGTGCGGCTACGGTCAGTTCGCACAGACGCTTTGTAGCTGGGTCCTTCTGCGCTTCCTTCACGAGAGCATACTCATCGTCGTTCAGACCACGGATAGGCGTGAAGAGAAGTTCCATAGAGTCAGCGTTCAAGTCGTAGCTGATGTTGGTGACCACCGTATCTGGGCTTTCGTGATGTCCGAGCAGGTACTTCACATAGCTTTCGAATGGGTGCACGTTGCCAGTGCCCTTACCGAACAGCGACTTAGCTGGCACGTTGAACTGGTAGACTTCACCAGTCATATCGCCTTCGAGCATAACTGCGATGCGGCGCTGGAAGCGGCAAGCGCGACCCTTACCATTCTGGCCCGAGCCTACTACGTTCATCTCGCATGTTGCGCAGCTAGAGGATTGCTTGTTGCCCGCAGATGCTTCGGGTTTATCACCGCCGTTGGACCAGCAATCGGGCAGGGTGGGCTTTGCATTAGGGTCATAAGCCCCAGCGTAGAACACACGGCTTACCTTGGGCAGCGCGTGAATGATGATGACGTTGATGTCACCACGGACGGCATTGCCGACCTGCTCACCGTTGATGAGACGCTTGAACGTGCCATTGGTGTTGGTCTGGATACGGCGGGAAGTGGTGCCACTAGATGCGAGTGACTTAGCGAGTTCGCTGAGTTCACGTTTACCCGCCGTCGAGACGGCACCGGACTGCTTAAAGATAGAAACTTCGTTTGACATGGGTATATCCCCTTACTTTGCTGTTGGTTTACGGACTTGGACGACGAACTTGCGATCAGCTTGAAGACCGACCGGAAGCATCTCTGGGTTATCGTCCAGAAACTGCTTCATATTACCGTTATGGATGCGCTGCTCAAGGAGAAACGGTACGTCATTCTCACGAATGAACTCATACATCCTCTCCCAGTCAGTGGTCCAATAACGGGTAGTAACACGGCGGCTAACTGTACCCGCCGCTGTGCGTAGGCTGTCAGCTTGGAGGGAATTACAAATCCCCAGCAGTGCATCGCTGACAACATCGAGTTGCTCACGCAGTCCAGATACGTCTGCTTTGTGGGCCTCTTCTTTCTCCGATATAGCATCACGTATCTTGCGATACGCAGCCACCATATCCTCAACGGATTTGTCTGTAATCATAGGTTGCTCCTTATTAGACACCGGTATTCTTACAATGCTATTTGACAATGTCAAGCAGCATCAATCATCATCTGCCGGTACAGATCAATAATCTTTTCGTGGTTTTTTATGTTGCCCCGCAGCATGGAGAACAGGCGGTCCTCCACTTCGCTGCCACGGATGTGCACGATGGTCATTGCATTTTTCTGGCCCGGACGGTTGATACGGGCGTTGGCTTGTAGGTAGGTCTCAACACTCGTTACCGGGGCGTACCAGATGATTGTATCTGCTGCCGTAAGCGTAAGCCCGTGCGATGCAGCCTGTGGCTGGATGATAAGCACATGCGGGTCTTTGCGAGTCTGGAAGTTATCGACGATCTCAGACCGCTTATTCAGTGGCACCTTACCATTGATGACATCGCAGGTGACACCAGCCTTCTCTATCTTGGCGCGCAACAGTTCGATGGTGTGCGTGAAGGGCACGAAGACCAGCACCTTGTTTGCAGCCTCCTCAATGACCTCCAGCACCACGTTCAGGCGGTTGGAGACATCAAACTCAATGACTTCTCCAGTATCTGAATAGACCGCACCTCCGCTGATCTGGAGCAGCTTATTGATCTTGACTGCTGCATTGACGGCACTAATCTCTTCGCCGCCTGCCTCAATCAGCATCTCATTCTTAAGTTGCAGGTAGTACTTATTCTGCTGCGCTGTAAGCGGTGCCTCGCGCTCAGTGAACGTGACCTCCGGTAGATCAAGGCAGTCCTTCTTCTCAAACCGGATAGCAGGTTGCAACACACGGTGGACGACACGATCTGAATTGGGCTTCGGTGCCCATTTGAACTGGGTCACCTTAAACATGACTTGATCGCGGAACAGGCCGTAGTAGCTTGGGCAGTTGTTGGGATTAACCAGCTTTGCCAGACCAAAGGCATCTACAGGACTTTGTGCTGCGGGTGTACCCGTTAGCATCCACAGGTAAGGGTCAAGGTCCTTCACCATACGAGCCAGCACCTTCCAGCGATTGGTCTGTGCGTTCTTGTAGGCGTTAGCCTCATCCACTACGATCAGGTCAAAGTCGCCGTCACGGATCACATCCTCTACGATAGCTAGACCATCAAAGTTTAGGATGACGAAGTCGGAACCGGCCTCAATGATCTTCTTGCGGGCCTTGGCATCCCCATGAGCCACACTGCATGAGCGGTGCATGGCGAAAGTAAACAGGTCGCGCTGCCATGCGGACTTCATGATCGACAGAGGGCATAGCACGAGGACGCGCTTAATCTTACCCAGCTTCATCAGATAGTCCGCTGCCCAGATGACTGAGGCCGTCTTACCCGTACCCTGCTCGTTGAAGCAGAAGGCCCGCTTGTTAGCTGTAAGGAAGGATGAGGTGGTCTCTTGGTGCGCGAACGGCGTATGCTTGCCGGTCCACTTATAGTCACGCTTGATAGGCGACGGGGCGTCCTTGTAACCTAGGTTAGCAAGGGTCTGCACTTCTTGCAGCCCCCACCTGACGGCCACTTGGTTTTCCCCGATTATCGTGCTTTTCTGGATGCTCTGGGTAATTAGGCTTGGGTTGCTGGTCTCTACGACCAGCGCTTTGTTATCTATAATTTGCACGGTGTATCTCCACCTATGAGTTACTTCTTTTTGCGTTCCCGCTTGCTGGTTTCAGACACAAGGTTCTTCTTGCTGTCCCGTTTGAACGAGCGGTTGGCTGAGGCGCTTTCTACACGCACTCCGTTCTTATTGCTACCACCCTTATCGAAAGCTTTTACGTGCGCGACATCCATGCCGTCGCCCTTGTGAACCTTGCCTTCCTTCATAAGCTTGCGCCGTGCTGCGTTGCGCGCCACGCGGTTCTTCACCTGCTGTGGCTGGGCTTCGTACTTGGCTTCCTTCTTATAGTCGCGGGCCATTATCGTCTCCGTGGGCGGTGGTGTTCGCATTCTACCACAGGGCACCAGCCACATAAAGGGCCACTCTTGGGGTTCCACACGCCACTGAGTTCGGCATGTTCCAAGCGGCCCAGTTCGTCGGCGAACACGGTTAGGTATGTATCCATCTCCTCTCGGACATGGACCTTTCTGATAAATTCGTTGCTCACTACATATGCTAGAGCAGACTTAATCACTTTAAGTCCCGGATAATGCACGAACAACGCGCCCGCCATCAGGTCAAGCTGCTTGGTATCAGCATACTTAGCGCTCTTACCCGTCTTGTAGTCCACCATGTAAGCCTTGTGCCCATTGATGATGACCAGATCGACGATGCCACGCCACCAGACATTCTTGGCGAAGAAGCTGCACGGCTCGTAACCAGCATCCGTCTTGGTGACACCCAGCTTCAACTCGGTGTACTTTTCACCGTCGATACCGGCAAGAGACTCCACGATGGGTTTCATGTAACCAAACTTAGCCGGTATCGGGGTGCCATCTTTGATGAACAACTCGGCAGCTTCATGGACTGCGGTCCCATAGTCAGCAGCCTCTCCCGGCGTATCCTTAACGTCCTTTACAACCTTAAGGTGAAAGTACTTCTTCGGGCACTGGTCGAAGGTCTTAATGCTACTATAGGACCACGCTGTCATGTTACCTGCTCTTTCCTTCTAGACGATCAGAGACCAGCTTAGCATAGCCAGCAATGTCAATCCAGCTATCAGCATGGTTTGGATCGCCGTTCAGGATGCGGGCAAGTTTGGAGAAAATCATGTCCAGTGCCTCAGCCTGATCGACATCAAACCGCTTTTCATTGTCTGAGCAAAACTGATGCGCCGTGTTCTTCAACCGCTGTGCGATGCGCGCTAGGTCGATAAAACTTCCGTAGCTGGAAGCGCGCTCATCGAGGATTGCATCGACATTCCGCTCCTTACCCTGCGATAGCATGTGGGCGAAGTCGGGAAATGCTTCCTTCACTTTGGCCTGCGGTGTTTCCTCTGCCGCCCTGTGCGCCATCTTCTTGCGCAGTGAGTAGACGTAGTTGGAGTTGCACCCAAGGCGTCGAGCGATAGCCTTGTCTGTAGCCGTAGGGTCGGCATTCAGCAGTTCCATGATAGCGGTGGCCTTTTGGCCGTATCCTAGTTTCTTTTTAACCATTGTGTTGCTCCTTACTTGAGATTGCTACGCGACTTTAGGATGTCACCGCCAAAGACATGTGTGCCCACATGCTCCAGCTTTACGAAGGGATGCGCGTAAATCTTCCCTCCATGTTTACGAAACAGTTCGCAGAAGTGGTAATCTTCCGACAGCAGAGCACCGGTATGGTCGATGCTGGTAGCAAAGAACTCATGCGTCAGCGGCTTCACATATTCCCCAGTTTCAGGGTCTTGCTCTGAGGAAACACGATAGGTCGGTACGTGCGGCGCAAGGTAATCGAATACCCCACGCTTGATGAGCATAAAGCCCGTGCCGCCGTGCCGTACTTCAACGACACCACGCTCGTCAGTCTCGGCATGTTTGTCCCCCACCATGTTAAACACAAAGTCACCTGCGTAATCAGCGATGTCTTTTTGGTTCAATTGGGCAGCGCGCTTCACGCTATCCCAGTTAATGCCCTTCTTGGGGTAGATGCCGCACACGATGTCATCGTCTACAGCTAGCAACTGAGCCACAGCTTCCCCATCAAACCCGATGTCGGCGTCAATGAACATAAGGTAATCGTTATCTGTAGCCAAAAAGGCGCGGGCCAGTTCGTTACGTGCGCGGGTGATAAGGCTCTCATTAGTCATGTGCGACCAACGCACTTGGACACCCAGTTCGCGCATCTTACTCATGGTGGTAAGCAAGCCCATCACATACATCCCCGTGCACATCCCGCCATACATAGGGGTGGCGATCATGATCTTGGGGCGTTTAATTTCATCCGTCATTTTGCTGTGCTTTCTTAAGTTTGCGATACCGCGCCTCGGCGGCAGCGATGGTGATGCCCATCTGTTCAGCTACGTCAGTAGCCCTAAGACCATAGTCGAACAGGCCGATCAGCTTGGCTTCCAGTTCGGGTGTCCACTTGAACACCCCCCTCCTTATGAATGGCATTAGATGTCCTGCTCTGTGATTGTATCGTGACCACAGCTATAGACTAGATCACCCAGCCAGCTTGAGCGACAGGTGCTGCACACCTTGCGGAACGGTGCCCGCTTCGGAATGACCTTGATCTGCCCAGCGGCAGTCTTGGCTTTGCCCTTTGGCTTTCCCATTACTTATCCTTTGTGAAACGCCCACGTGCATCACGGGGGTTGTGGCGTTGCAGCTTCTGGTTCAGGCGCTCGTTTTCGGCTTTAAGGCTTGCAAGCCGCCCTTCACTAATAATCCATGAGGCCATCAAACACGCCATACAAATGGCGACAAGCACAGCCACGATAAAATAGTCCATCATTTAATCAGTCCTTTCAGTTTCTTAAGTAGGGTTTCGTCCAGCTTCTCGCTGCCCAGTTGCAGGGCGTTCGCCATCGAGGTGGTACCCGTGGTGGTTAGCGGCGTAATAGGAAAGCCCGGAGTGAATGCCCTTGCGGCGTTCTGATATTGCTGTGCATAAGACTGCGCTGCTTGCTGCTGAATGGATGTGTTCCGCTGCGCCCTTGCTTGCTGCATAATCAGGTTACGCTCGTACTCAGCTTCTTCCGCCTGCTTGCGGCGGCGTTCGGGGCCGTTGAGCAGTTCGTCCATCGCATCTTCATGGGCTTCTCTAAGCCGGATTTCGCGTAGGCCTACGGCAATTGCAGCCTTGTCGGCCTCGTTACCCCATGCGTTTATTTCACCTATGGTGTCATACCAGCGGCTTTCCAAGCTACGCTCAAATTCTTCTGGATGGCTTTCCATCCGCGCTACCAGTAGCTTTACTACCGCGTGTGGTTCACTCATCGTTTTGCTCCTGTTCTGGTACTCGTTTGAATTTATTAACTGGTATGAGGACTACCTGTTCTACATCCCGTGGGTCGTTCCGGTCATACCGGCCACCAGTGCTAACAGTATGCTCAGTTGGTAGTTGGATAACACCAAGCTGGTCAGTCCATTGGACTGCTAAAAGGGCGTCCGCCCCCTGCTTGGTTACACTACACAGCGTATCGTATTTCATCTTACTAAGCATGTACGTAGGGTATCGGCTACGTTCGTTCTTCCTAACCTTTACCTCGACCACGCACTTGGTACCGCCAATGGTGAATACCCCATCGTAGAACGCATATTCCTCAGTGGGTAGGTGCGCTGCTGCCACACCAAATGCTCGTTCTAACTTACTAAGGACATAATACTGGTTCCCACGGTCAGCCGCGCTTTCGTATTTTGGTCTACCCGCCATAGCTTGCTCCCATCTTGCTCTCACAATTCAGCGGCAATTGCGCCGCCCATTTTGGCCGAATACGCATACACGCTTCGACATGCTTCCGTGCCTCTTCAGCTTCTTCCGTAGGAGCAAGGCTCCCCACGGCGTCATGCACGGTCATCACCACACGGTAGCGCCGTGCGATCATCAACATCTGCTCACCGATCACGATGCGGGCCAGTGCTTGGCAGATATTCTCAACTGCTTTCCCACCGTAGATGCGGGTAGGGATGACGGCTTTGCCCTTCTTCTGATCGTAGAGCATTTCCGGCTTGTTCTTCTCGTTATATACCCAGCGCAGGTTAGGGTACTTGAGGCTTAGCCCATTGGGCAGCTTGATACCGTCTGTACCGCACACCGTAAGCACACCGGCCAGTCCCAGTGGTGCCGTCTGATTGTTAGCCATTGCATCCAGCGCATCGCCAGCCTCACGCCACAACTCTGGTATCTTGGGGTAGGTTTCACGATACACCCGAATGATACGCTCACACTCTTCTAGTTCCATATCGACGTTGAATGTCTTTAGCTGGGCTTTGAACTTTGCTGCTCCCATGCCGTATCCGGCACCGAGGATGGTGGTTTTCCCGACGAACCGCTCGTCGTCCGAGATTTCTTCGACCGGCTTACCGTAGATAGCGGACGCCATGATCTTGTACACATCTTCCCCCCTATCAAATGCTTCAACCAAATCATTCTGCCCTGCCAGCCACGCCAAGGTGCGCGCTTCGATCTGGCTGCTATCGCAGTCGATAAAGGTATAGCCTTTGGGTGCCAGCACAGCTTTCTTTAGCGGCGACTTCCGTGGGAGGTTTTGCATGTTGACCTTGTCGTCGCCTCCCCAGCGTCCGGTGTGCGCTGCATAGTAACGTAGGGGGATGGGCAGGGTCCCACGGTTGGCAATATCAATGAACCGCTGAGTGCGCGTCTCTTCCAGCGTAGACTTGACACCAAGACGCGCCGCCACAATCGCTTGAACGACAGGGTTCTCATGCTCCAATAACTCCTTAAATGCCTCGTCCGACTTAGCGAAGGCGAACGCTTCTTTGCCAGTGGTAGGGCTGATCTTCATCGGTGGCTCCACGCCACATTTGCGCAGCAGGTCGGCCAGCTTCGGGTTGGACATAATGTCCGCCTTGTCCACTAGCGCCTTACCCAGTAGCTGGTTCTTCGTGTCCTTCACCTTGGCTAGATGAGCCACCAATGACCACCTATCCAGTTCCAGCACAGGCTCAGAGAACATGCGTATGGTCAGGTCGATCAGCCGCAACTCTAGCAGCGGGAAGCCCGCAGCAAGCCGCTCAAATAACTTATGGGTGAGGTCTACATCGTTGACGCAGTATTCCCCATAGCGGGCCAGTTCCTCCGGTGTGAAATCTAGTCGCCGTTTACCTAGCGCGTTGGACACCTCAGTGCCTTTCGCTCCCAACTGGTAATGAGTCGCCAGCGCCTTGAGGCTACCGCCCACTTCCGTGCCGTGTATGGCTCGTGCCATAGATAGAGTATCCACAATGCGCTTGGGTCGGATGTCGAAATGCCAGTTAAGGATAGCCATGTCGAACACAGCGTTATGCGCCACGGCCACGGCATCGTCCCACGGGAATTGGTCCAGCCACTCTTTGGTTTTTACTTTGGTCCCACTGAACCACTGCGTCTCGCCACCATTGACCTTAACCGCTACGCCAATAGCCTCAAAGCGCTCGTCACGGATGTATTCCTCCGTTGTCATCTTGGACAGGGAGTATTGCTGGTCGTAGTAGGTCTCGAAGTCAATGGTGATGACGTTCATATCGCCTCACCCACATAATCCAGCACCCGCTTGATGGCCTTGATGTCTTTCTTGTACATCTTCTCGTCGTCTGGGTGAACGTACTCATGGGCAAGGTTCATCTCTAACGTCTTGAGCGTATCTTTAAGCCATGCGCGGACAAGACCATCGAGCATGGATGGGTCTATCTCGATCATCATTTTAAATGCTCCTTTGCGCTTATCATTTCCGCGATCATCGCTGCGAACCCTGAGTATTCAGTGCGGGGGTATTCCCGCTGCTCGTTCAGGAGATACGCCACGATCTTGGCGCGCTCCTCTGCTGCTGCCTGTTCGCGGTGATTGGCGATCTGCCTAGCCTCCCACGTATAGATCAGGCCGCGCCGAATACGCTGGGCAGTTTCGTCATCTGGATTGCTGAGGCGGATAAGCACTTCACGATCTGCCTCCGTCACCCTTGATGGTACGTCGATCAAGTCTGCGTCCTGTGCAATCAGGCTGTCCATTGCTTTTGTCCTGTCGGTCATTCCGGTTCCTCCCCACCTGCATTGCGGAAAAGCCAAGCCTTGGCATAGGCGCGGGCATCGTCAGGCTTCTGCCCCATCGCCCGCTGATTGTGGAATATCCATATTTCCAAATGCTCCCGCAGCCGCTCAATCTCTGCCGCTTGGGCTTCGATGCGGTCGGCGGCTTCACGGTTCTGCATCTCAACAGCGGTGTAATCCGTAATCCAGTGGCTCTCCACCTTCTTATCGGGCAAGTCGCCCCGCAGACGCTCTACCAGCGCCTTGTCGTCGTCAGTCATTATTTTTTCCCGACAAAAGCTGTTCGATCTCGGTATATATCCATTGACGGGACACATCAGGGTCGCTGTCGATGATGTTGTTGATGAATGTTAAACGGTCAAGGGTTTCAGTGAGACGGTCAGCGGTTCCATGTGACAAGAGGCGGTCAAGATGCCGCTGGCCACTCGAAATCTTAAGTGCATCTGCTGCGTCATCCAGCAACACCCAAAGCAAATCCGCTTCATTTTCTGCACGCAAAATCTCTGCGCGTTCTTCAAGAGCCTCAATAAGATTGTTAAAGTTCTTAGTCATTCTCCATATCCTTCCAAATAAAGTTCGATGGCGCGGATGCAGGCACTCGTCCCCATCCAGCCCTTATCCCACCCAAACTCATGCCTCGCTTGCTCCACACACAGCAGCTTGCGATCAACCGGCTTCTGTTCGTGCTTGGCGATCATGTCGCAGAGAGCGCCGTATACGGGGTTATCATAGTAGAGTTCGGCGGTGCCACACTCCCACCCGCACCGCTTCGCGGCTTCGATCAGCACCCAGTCCGGTGGTGTGTCAGTCATTTGCATCTCCATTCGTGACGATCAGGTAGACGGTCGTGACCACAATTGCGATGATTACGAAGAACAGTGGTAGGTCAGCCATTACCTTCCTCCTTTTCTGCGTATTCGAGCAACGCCTTGAAGATGTCGATGGATGCGTAAACCACCGTCTCAACATCGAGCCAGATTGCCAAAAGGATCAGGCGCTGTGCGATCCATTTCTTCATATTATTTCTCCTATGACAGTAACCGCCTTGAGCTTCCGCACTAGGTCGCGCACCATCTCCCAGTTGGTCTCATCGACCACCACGGCTACGCCGTTACACGCACGGATTTTTTCGATCTCATGGATTTGAAGGGCGGTCGGCTTGTTACCGTTTGCCTTGCACTCAATGGCAAGGAAGTGGCCATTCACACAGGCGATAACATCAGGGACGCCGCTGCGTCCGTAGCCGTGCGTTGCGGGGAAAAAATAGTAGACGCCCTCGCTCTTTAGAACGGAGACGACTTTATCCTTGACCACTTTTTCAGGGGTCTTTGCCATTGGGTTGCTCCTTGTTAGGCCCCCCAACATACACCGCACTTTTACATTGTCAAACGTCAAAACAAAAAAAAGACCGCCCCGAAGGGCGGTCAGTTCTAACCAAGTTAGGAGTAACTGGGTCTAGGATTTGTTGGCTTCTGCATACTCTGTTAGGACTTCACGCATCTTCGCCGTGTAGCTAGGGTGCGTCTTGTAGAAGTCGAGAACATCCGTCCGCAGTCGCAAGTTCGTAAGGGTCATGGCAGGGCGCTTGCCCGGCCCGCGTTGTCCGCGATAGCGTTTTGTTTCTTCAGTCACATCATGTCCTTTCCGGTAATAAAGTAGGTGTCTTCCGCACAGCGGATACCCATGTCGGGGATATACTGCTTAACCTCCGTCAGCTTGAGCATACCCAGTTTGCGTCGCACTTCGGGTGGCAGTTCCTCCGATGTCTTTATCTCTACATCACCAGATGTGCGCACTACAAGATAATCGTTGGGTCGCACGATTATGGACAGGCCACTTCCGTTTTGCCCGATGGATTCCCCCATAGCCTTAGCCACCTCGGCGGCTTCGTAAAGTTCAGGTAGCGTAGGGTCGAATTGGAGACCTGCTTCTAGCATCATAGAGGAAAGCATCGCCCAGTTAGACATAACAAAGTTAGTCATCTGCCCGTTCAGCCTGCCATACGCGAAGCCAAAGTTGCGGGCTTCTGCATCCACCGTATTGTTCACGGTGCTACCCACAAGCTTCATCCGGTCCCGCACAATCTCGGTTGTGTCCTTCGGGCGGAATGCCTTGAGAACGTCCTTGACTGCCTTGTCCAGCTTTGTCGTCTTGGTCCAGCTTCCACGCTGCCGCTTCGCAGCCAGCCTCTCGTTGTCATAGGCGTAGCTAGTCTGGCTCTCGTTGTTACGGTAGGTGTAACTGAAGTCGATCTCCCCCAGTATCTCGTTGCTGTCGTAGACTTTGAGAAAGCTATACGAAGGCGCAGGTGTCCCGTCGTCGAGTCTGACCATACCCTGTCGCTGCGTAGCCACAAACTTCCACTTGGGGCGCTTCTCTATTAGCGCATCTATGAACGGCACAAGGATGGGATGCAGCACAGCCGGTTGCGCGTTTGGGTTAACCATCGACTTATGCTCACGCCTGAATACGTTCTTGTAGCCGACGAGTTCGATATATTCGTAGTTGTTGTAGTCCATCATGATAGTTGCTCCTTACCAGTCAAAGCCCTTGAGGATGTTATCGACCTTCTGCTTTAGGTCTACGCGGACACCCACTTCTTCCTTAATGTCGTCGATGTCGATGTTGATGAGCGCCTGTTCCAGTTGCCGCCGTGCGGCTTCCAGCTTCGGGTCGCCTGTGATGTTGAGATGGGTCAGCATTGCGCACATATCCTGCGCATTGGTAACGAACGTGTCGTGCCACCGCTTCTTGGTCTCGTCGTCACTCTCGGTCAGCTTGGCACTCATGCCCGCCAGCATATCGTGCAGCTTCTCCCATGGGGAACGCATGGCTTCCTCAATGCGTGTAACAAAGTTAGCATCGTATTCCTGCCGGATTTCTTCCAACTCCTGCTGCGGTATGTCCAAGCGGAAGTCGCCGGATTCGGGGACGGGGGAAAACACAAGGCGGAAGCCAAACTTGTCCATCACCTCGTCAACAGGCGGGTAGTCGTTGGGGTTATGCAGGTCGCCCATTGCCAGTTCCCGTGTCTCCAGCAGCTTGGGGTATTCCGTGCGAAACTTGTCCTTCATCCGCAGGAACGTATCCCGCCGCTGATTGGCTTCTGTCTTGTATGGGAGGAACAAGCTTGTGGGTAGCAGTCGAGGACCACGATCAGACCACGGCAATGTCCGTGCATTGTGCCACAGGCGACAGCCAGCAGCGAAGTCTGCGATGTCCTTACGGAGTGTGGTGCCAGCCATCAGGTTCTTACGCACCTGCGCTGCGTCTACGGTTGCTCGGTTATCAGCAGTCAGCTTGTTGGTCGCGTCCTTGTCCAGCTTGTTGGCGGTCCAGACGGAGATGTTCAGTTCGACAAGAACCGAGGATGATGAGATAGACATTAGTATTGCTCCTTCTTTGCTATATGTAACTTAGTTAGGTCGTCCGGTTTGCTATCCGGTTTTTATTTATTGTCGGGTTTCCCCGCCAGCTTGGCCATGCGGTAGAGGGCGTCGGGCATTAACTCGAAGCTACGCATCTCGTCGGTTGCATCCTGCGGGTAGACGTAGTGCAGTGTGCCGCCGTCATCCTTGCTTTGGTATTTGCTGCTATAGTGTTCTGCCTTGGCGAGAATTTCGTGGATGGCCAGTGCATCCTCTGCGTCCATGACATACTTGTCGTAGCCCATGCGAACGATTGCTTTGGTCATGTCTTGCTCCTTAACCCTTGATGTGAACAGTCTTGCCAACAGGCGCGACGATCTTGCTGCTGCTATAGCGGTTCTCAGTGATGACCCACATGATTGGCGCTTCCCATTCGTCACCCCATGCACTCCCGATATATCCGTCAGTCAGTTGAATGATGCACTCTGGCTTGATCTGCTTCTCTTTGAGATACTTCATCATACAGCGGGGGTCGGTGCCGCCCCCTCCTACTGGCTTGGTAGAGCTAACAAGGTTAGACATGGTTGCCATGTCGTAGACCTCATGCCCCGCCACTTCGCCGTCCCAATAGATAAGATCGAGCGCATCGGGGTGAACGTCTTCTACGATAGACTTAACCTCGGACAGGAACACGCTCAGTTCATGCGCACCGATAGAGCCGGATGTGTCGATGCCGATAGCGATGTGGCCTACCTTCTCACCTACTAGGCTAGGCATATACACATCTTGTGCGAGCATCCGGCGATTGACCCTGCGCCATGACGAAGTGTCCTTGGCATTGCAGAAGGACGAGACAAACTCACGCAGCGCCTCGCGCCAGTCGATCTGCGGTTGAAGCAGGTCGCCCAGTTCACGGTTGAGGCTACCCCCGCCCTTGCCATTCAGTTTCTGGTCTGCGATGACGCCTTGACGCAACGCTTGGTCAATCTCGCGTTCGAGTTCCTTCTTCTCCTCGGCGTCCAGTTCCTTGGCACCTTCCCAGTCGTGTTCGTCGAAGCCCTCGTTACCTTCGCCGCCTTCATCGCCGCGCTCCTTCTGCTCCTTCTTGAGTAGATCGTAGACCTGCTTGGTGTGCATCCCCTTGAAGCGGGGGTCGTAGCAGCCCATGCGGGAACCATCGTCGTTGCGCGGGAATGCTATGATAGTCTCACCTGCGTCCATATCCACAAGCATGAGGTTGATAACATGGTCACACGCGATGTTGGCGAGGCGAGGGTTCTCCTTATACAGCTTCTCCCATGTGGTCAGATGACGGAAGGCTTTGTGGAGGTTCTCATGCAGGATGACGAAGCCAAGGGTCTTCTCATCTAACTTTGTTACGAACTCCAAGCCATACATCTCGTCGCGGCCATTGGTGCAAGCCGTGGGAATACCCTCGACCACGCTGGTCTTGCCGACCATCATGACACCGGACCACAGCGCAAACTTAGGGTTGCGCATCAGGCCGATCTTGACCTTCTTCAACTTGCGTTCTGCTTTCTGCATATCCATGTTGCTTTTGCTCCTGTTCTGTTAGGCGGTAATTGATACGTGCGGCGCTATCGACTTGCCCGTGGAACTTCTGCCAAGCTTCCAACTCATCCTTGGCATCCACGAGACCACGCCACATAGCCCCTTCACGTTTGTAGTAGACTGCGTATCGCCGTAGGCGCGTCTCATCCAGAGACGCTAACCCCCACAGCTTCACTCCCAATATTTCAATACTCACAGCAGGTCTTCGTTCGCCTGCATCCAGTTACCAAATGCTGCGGAGGTGAAGGCGATGCTCTGCTTCTGCGGGTTCTTGGCAATGTTGATGGCGAAGGTCGCCTGCCATTCTGGTTCGAAGCGGTCGAGATACGCCATCAGCGGGGTCATCGTTTCTTTAGTCACCTTGGCGATTGCACCAAAGATCAACACGGCACACGCCCCAGCGGATGACGGAAGCCCAGCAGTCTTGGGACTTGCGATGATGCTATCCCACGACGGCAACTGGTCCTGATAGGCGATGAACGCTTGCATATCGCGGGCTGCCGCTTCACCGATTGTGCCTGACAGCGCAGCAGTAAGAGCGTTGGACGAGATATTCTCACGCTTGCTAACAATGTTAGATGCGCGAGACAGCGAACGAGGCGAGACGTAAGACTTCTGCATAGCCTTGGGGTTATAAATGTATGGGTTCTCGGTCTGCGTCCCATCGGTGTATGATGATAGTGCTTGAGGGAACTGCTTCACCCACGCCATCACAACAGGGTCGATGTTGTTGTTGACAGCCCAGCCCAGCCACTGGTCGCTATCCGGCTTGGACACGCGCACCTTGGTCACGCGGTTGAGTGTATGGCCTTTGATTACGTCACCCACGCCATCAGTCGAAAGATTAGAGGTGAGGAATACAATAGACCCGTCGGTCAAAGCTACGTCACCCAAGCGGCGGTTGTGTTCTTCGAGCAGCGGATGCAGCATATTCTGCACAGGCGGAGGAGCCTTGGCGAACTCGTCAAGCATGATGACCACGGGCTTGCCCGATTGCAGTTGGAGCGCCGCGTTGGGGAAATACTCTGTTACCCGCAAGTCGCGGTTCGGGCTGGGCATTGCGATGTCACCCAAATCCTTCTGGGCGCAATCGAAGTAGGCATAGGCGTAGCCGTCACCAAGCTTGGCCTTGAGTGCCTTCATGATGCTGGACTTGCCGATGCCGGGTTCACCTTCGAGCAGGAAGATGTTGTCGGGGATGGAAACGATGAGGCTGGCAGCTTCGTCAAGGGAGATGTTTGAACCGAAATCAATAGACATAGTATGCTCCTAGTTTCTAACTTTGTTAGACGTTGATGGTTAGGCTTGGTATTAGTGGCGGTTTTCCGCTCTTTTTTCTTTTAGTTATAGCACAATGTAATGCTCATGTCAAGCGATGTGGTCAGGCGGGTGGCTACCCTCTACTCGAACCAACGCCGATATGTGTCGCGCTTCGCCGTGTTGGTGTCTGTTGGGACTTCTTCAAGCACCTCGTTCTTGTGGATGAATAACAGCAGCTTGTTATAGAAGTCGGTGACCACGTGGTCGAAGACGCTAAGCCCAGCCGCAGGGACGTAACTCCATGCGTAAGCACCACGGATGATAAGGATGAAGGCGAGGTAGTGCTGCGCTGGATCGTCGCTAAGCATCATTACACGTAGGTTCATAGCAGCAGGCTCTCCCCGTTTGCGGAACTCCAGATTGGGTATGCGGGCGTCGATGTTCAAAGCCTTCATCTCATCCACTGTGACAGTAATAACCCGCTCGACATTGATCTCACCCGTCCAGTGCTTGGTCTCTTTGGTCTCCGTGCGCAGCTTGACCATATTGCGTAGGTATTGTGTGAAGGCTGGGTAGGACTTCCTAACTAAGTTAGACTTCTCACGGATCACCTTGTGCGTCATTGCTGGTGCTACGTCACACGAAAGCCACACACGAGCGACCTCATCCTTGCGGAACGTAACGTCCCTGTTGTTAGGCAGCACATACTCACCACTGACGGCTGTCTCGTTGGGCAGCGCCTTGTAGAAGCACTTCACCCATGTCTTGTTGTCATAGGTCCGTGCGGGCAAGCCGAGCAGGTGCCACAGGAAGTCGTTGATCGTAGCCGATGCCCAGCCGCCGATGTTGACCACCACATCCCCATTGGGCTTGTAGCGCACAATGTCAGTGTTACCCATGCGACATACGATGTCGGGGTTCTTGGTGTTGGGGTCTGGTGCATCCGTGCGGATGTTGACGTATTTCTTCTTGCGGTCACCCAGCGGCTTTGTGCCGTTTGCGTCTCCTCTGATAGGCTTAGTCTCAGCTTCGCGGCGTGCCGCATGGTCGTAATCCGTTATCGTGGGAAAACCCCATGTGCGGTATGATGTAAGGCTGTTACCCCATGCCATAGTCTTGCTCCTTCTTTGATATGCCTAACTTAGTTAGGACTAGTTGTTGTGATTCTTTAATAGCAGTCGCAGTCGCGCACGATCTGCTCGTTCTTCGCCTTCTTGAGGCGTTCGGCCAGCACCAGTTCCAGTTCCGTGGTCTTCACGGACTTAGCCAGTTCCAGCAGTTCATCGTCCGTCATCATGCGGTAGTAGCTGCGATCCCGCAACGGGTTGTATTCGGATGCCATGTGCTTACTCCTCTACCCATGCGCGGTGTTCGGCATAGGCTCCCTCTGCGGTTTTGTTGGTTAGTGTGATGATAGTCCAGTCGTTCACTGCGTCATCGTCGTGGGCTTCTGCCTTCTCTACGAACAGCATAGCCTCGTCGGGATCATCGAACGCATAGAAATACTGCGCCCCGTGGTCGGGGCAATTGCCAAAGGCAATGAACACCTGCTTCATCTTACTCATCTCATTCTCCTAACTTTGTTATTGCTGCCCACAGTTTCTTGAAGCGCATCGCTGCTTCCAGTTCGTCCTTGGCATGGATGATTATCTCGCAGTGTTTGTTATTAGTGTATGTGTAACCCCAGTGCAGTTGCTCCTGCACCCAGTCCGGTAGTGCGCGCAGTTGCTTGAACGTTATGGTCACGTGAAACTGCTTCGGTCTGTCCTCTAGGTATCCACCGCCAAAGTCCGTTGCCTCAAACACGCTAATGATGCGCGGGCCTTTCACCTTACTCATCTTCCAATACCCACAGCAGGGCTGCAAACGTAGCGGCTAACATCCCGATGCCCAGTTCAAGCATTGGCCTTCTCCCACGCATCGCGGTCTGCTGCTTCTTCGAGCCGCTCCATCTGTTTGGTTTCGATCTCATGCTGGTTGTTCACGTGCCACTCGCGGAACAGGGACATACCGCGCCGCTTGCCATACTCGTTACACGCATGAGACAGCATGGTCTCCAGTGTGCGTAGTTCCTTACGCATCTCCTCCACCTTGCGCAGTAGCGCGATGGTATCTGTGTCTGCTTGCTTATCCATACTGCGTTTCCTTCTCACTTTGTTATGGCTGCGATGGTGTCGTCGATCTCTTTGAGCGAGTGGGCAAGTAGCGCCTCGCCGTCTAACTCTGTTATCCACAAGGGGCCGTAGTTAAGCACGGGTGTGGCAGTGTGGGCTTGCAGCCACCGTCCACCTTTCACGAAGTTCACGTGGCTGTAGTAGGTGTTGCTGGTGATACGCATTGGTTTGCTCCTTATGCTGCGAGTAGGGCGTAGAGGATGATTGCGGCGATGAGGCCACCGCGCATGGCGAGGTTGAAGATGAGGTCGGTCTTGGTCATGCTTTGCTCCTTCTAACTTTGTTAGGCCTATTAGCCGTTGACGTTCTTTGGGTTCAGTTGTTTCAGTTCGGTGTAGTTGGAGACGAGGACGTAGTTGCTCTTGTTGAGCGGTGCTATGCACCTGACTACCTTCCTCGCCTCCAAGTCCCCACACACAGGACATGTTTGGTAGCCAAGGGCTACGCGCTTAGGGTTGATCTTGGTTCCGCAATCGCAGCGCATGATAGTTAAACCTGCTTTGGCTGCTGGAGGTCGGTCGGCATCTTGTCGAGTAGGCGCAGGATGGTGCGCAGGGAGTCGATGGCTGCGTCTTTGGGCAGGTCGCTCTCAAGGATGTCGATGACAACACCTACTTCAGAAATGGCAAAGCGACGAAGGCGATTGATGTGGGCAAGCTGACGGATTTGGATTGCATCGCGCACAGCGCACAGGTCGCAATGGTCGAGTTGGGTGGTCTGGATAATCTGCGTCATATGATCTGCTCCTTCTAACTTTGTTAGTGCTTCTCACTCGTGCGGGTCGGGCGCGGGGCCGTCGTCGCAGTTTTTTCTTTTCAATGTAGCACAAAAACCTCTTTATGTCAAGCGATGTGGGCAGGAGAGCAACGAGACCTAACTTGGTTAGGCGTGAGAGGGCATGGGGGTTGTAAGGGAAATCTCTGTAAGGAAATGGTGGCAATGTAAGGGAAATGGGCCTTTTGTAAGGGAAATTTAGGGTAAAACCTTACAATCGGAAACGGCAGAAGTCTGCGGGTCTCGGAAGGAAAATGGGGTGTAGTGTAAGAAAGTTAATAAAAATAATAATAATAATAGGGATTTCCTGACATTGGTTACGCATGTGCGAGGAGGCTTGCTTGGTCGAGTCTGTAAGAAAAACGCCTTACATTCCTTACAACCCGTACAAAGCGCAGAAACCCTAGGGTTTTTTTCTTACAATAGGGGGTAGTTTCCTTACAAAGCAAAATTCCCTTACAGAGGGTGGCTGTCCGCATGGTTTCCTTACAATAAGAACCTCTAACTAAGTTAGACCTATCGACGTAGGTATTGTAAGCTTTACGCCTTCAAGTCAGAGGCTGTCCGCACGGAGTTACTATCACGAAAGGCGGGGCGGTTGGGGGAGGCTTTCGCCTCCCCGTCCCTGTGGTTACTCTGTGATGTTGAGTTCGGTCAGATCGACACCCAGTTCTTCCAGTGCCTTCCCAACGTGCCAGTTGGTCTGTGCCAGCACCTTGGTGTCTGCAGCATCGTCGTTGCGCACTGCCTTGTAGAGTTTGGTCAACTCGATCTTCAGCCGGTCGTGGATGTCACGTGGTGCGTTAGCACCTGCACCCTTCTTCTTCTCTCCCTTGACGTAGGCCAGCACATCCGACCATGGCTTGTAGACGTTGGACAGCTTGCGCTTCTCGGCCCCTTCCTTGACCAGTCCCTTCTCGATGCGGATGGCTTCCCGCACCTTGGCTTCGTTGCCCGACAGCGGCCCCTTCATGGGGATGTTCCACCATCCTGCGCCAAACTGTTCTTCCAGAGCGAGAGCGTAGGCCTTAAGCTTACCGTAGGTGCTGGAGGAAGCCGTCAGGAAGGCGGCGCGGGCTTTAGATACGTTCTGCATTTCGTGTTACTCCTAGTGTGTGGTGTCGTTCTCCGACGCTCTCTTTGTCTTACATATTAAAGCGTAAGTCAATATAAATCTAACAAAGTGACGTATTTACGTCGTTTCTGTCGCCTTAGCGGCTATCCGCCTACTTGCTTAATGGCTGTCCGCACGGATTAACTATCATCAGCGCCCCTAACTTTGTTAGACGATTTAACTAGGTGCGACCCAAACGGGGCATGGCCAGAACGAGGCACAAAAAAAGCCCCGCCGAAGCGGGGCTAGTTACTAGGGATGTGGTAGGGGCTAGTTGCCTGTGGCCACCTGATTGAGCCTGCGGACGATGCGGTGGATTTTGTCGTGCTCGGCCATGATCCAGTGGACGCTGCTTGGCGACTGGTTCTTGCAAGCCTCCATCGCGAGGTCGTGGATGAGGTTTTCGAATTGCATGGCGGTGAAGCCGATTTTGTTGAGCGTGTCTTCCATTTTGGTTCCTTCCAGTTTGGGAGGTCGGGGAGGCTTGCGCCTCCCCTTCCCGATTAGGCTTCGATGTTGAGGTCGGTGAGGTCCACACCGAGGGCGGTAAGAGCCGCGCCAACATTCCAGTTGGCCTGTGCGAGGTCGGCATCGTCCGCGCCATCATCCGACTTCACCGCCTTGTAGAGCTTGGTAAGCTCCACCTTGAGCCGCTCGCGGATTTCGCGGGCCGCATTAGCACCGGCCCCTTTCTTCTGCTTCGACTCATCGACGTAGGCCAGAACGTCGCTCCAAGGCTTGTAGATGTTATACTTGGGGTTGACCTTCTGCTTCTTCTCGGCACCCTCTTTGACGAGGGCCTTCTCGGCGCGGATATCGTCGCGGACCTTCGCCTGATTGCCAGACAGCGGACCCTTCATCGGGATTTTCCACCAGCCTTCGCCAAACTTGTCCGTGAGGGCCTCAGCATACTTACGCAGAGCGCCGTAGGTCGAAGCGGTCGAGGTGAGGTAAGCGGCCCGTGCTTTTGCAACGGGAGTAGTAACAGTCTTAACAGCCATGATGGCCTCCTAGTGTGTGTGGTTGCCAGCGGTGTGTCCCGCTGACCCCTTGTTTGTCTTACAATCTGACCGGAATGTCAACATAAATCGTAATACTAACAAAGTTAGAGGCTTTTAGCTGTCCGCGTGATGAAACTAGAGGCGGTCCGCACGGAATTACTATCATCGACGGGGCAGCGTTGGGGGAGGCTTCCGCCTCCCCGTCCCGCCTTAGCTTGCTCGTTGGTATCCCATGGCATCGAAGAGGAAGTCAGAGACATCGTCCTGCTTGATGTGGTGGAAGTAGTTCTCCATGACCAAGCCTTGATACTCTATCTGGAGCAGGGCCAGCGGCTTGTCCTTCTTATACTTGCGCTTCCATGTCTGGATGAGTGGCCATGCCAGAGTCATTATCTCGAAGAGTGTCCTGCCGTAGATTGGGAGGCCGAAGCCGCAGTCAGTCGAGATGTTAACACGATACAACATAGTGTGCTCCTTGGGTTGGGTGGGGGAGCTTGCGCTCCCCCTTGGTTGTTAGGCTGGTTCGGCTTGCTTGAGCCAACGGGCTGCGGTGTCCATCGCTGTGGCGAAGTCCTTGGTTGCCACGAGGTCGAGGTGATGGAAGAGCGAGAGGACCAAGTAGTTGGGGCGATCCTCGGTGGGGAAATCTACAGCCACGTGCTCGTTGACTGTGTAGAAGTTGAGACCCTTGTTCGTCTCGATGCTCTGGACATTTGCCAGATAAACCATGCTCATGTTTGTTACTCCCTAGTGTGTGGTGTCGTTCTTCGACGATCAATATGTCTCACACTAAGATTAGAATGTCAAACAAAAAGATAGGGGAGGGGGGTTTGATCCCTATTTGTTCCCAACCCACCTATCCCCGACCCCCCAAAGCAGGTATTAAGGGGAGGTCCGCCTACATACATACTATTTTGCACATTCGATTACGTGGTTTTAAAAAACCCTGTCATTAGACACCCCCCCCGGCAGGGTTAAGTCGGATTGCGGAGGGGTACCCCCTATTTTTCTGTGCCACTATGCGCTTAGCCGCCACTCAGGAAGACCCCCCGTCAATGGTACCTTGACGCAAAACAGGGTGGGGGGTATAAAAAATGCATCGCACTCCCCCGGCCTCTCGATGTGAAAGGCTTGATCGACCAAGTAGTGAAGCACACTGGGGGAGTCTTTACACCTTACGTCGTTCACGACGTAGATAAGGGGGTGGTGTTTGGGTTGGGGGTTCTCGGCTGCATCACCCCCTTTACGTTTCACTAAACTATAGCATTTGTGCTATATGCGCCGCTCATGGCAGGCCGCGATCCAATCAAGCAGCAAGAAGCCAAGCGCCGCTATTATGAGGCGAACAAGGATAAGGTGAAAGCCAAGGCCCGTGCGCACACCCGCGCTACGCGCAACATCATCCGAGAATGGCTGCACGACTACCTCCTCAAACACCCCTGTCTAGACTGTGGCGAGACCAACCCCATAATTCTAGAATTTGACCACTTCCGGGATAAGGAGTTCAACGTCGGGGAAGCCGCAAGCGTCGGTGCATCACTGAAGCGCGTGAAGTTGGAAGTGGCTAAGTGCGAGGTCCGCTGTGCCAACTGCCACAGGAAAAAGACCTACCGAGATGCAGGGCACACGCATAGAGGCTAATTAAAGGTTCTTCCCCTCTTTACTCCTACCCTACTACACGCTTATAAGGTGCGCCTGCTCCCTCAAACCGGACGCTGCGCCACATGCCCGTAATCAAAGTTGAGCCTACTAAAGCACACCCAGTGCCTTATGACACTGCGGAATCAAAGCCCAGTTCGCTCCTTGAAGAGATTGCGATTGCAGGAAATACCGCAGAACTGCTCGTGGAGATGGGTGCTCCGCTAGAGCTTTCCGAGAGCGAAGAGAAAGAGGCCAAGAAGCTGGCCGATGTCGTATCTAAACGACAGACTAAGAACCTAAAGCAAGTATCAACTGCCTATGGTGCAGCGCAGTTCCTGCGCCAGTACGGACAAGGTATGGCTCTTGATGCCAACGAGGTTCGTGCAGCCCTTACGTTCAAGCTGCTGGAGATCGCCAATTGTGGCGAAACTAAGTACGAGCTTAAGGCATTGGAGCTTCTCGGTAAGCACAGCGACATTGGCCTGTTCACCTCCAAGTCCGAGATCACGATCAACTACAAGAACCCCGAAGAGTTGGAGAATGCGATCAAGGAGCGCGTCAAGCGCCTGCTGAACGCCGACATTATTGATATCACACCCCTTGGCCAGACCATCGAGGAAGAACTGGCGGTATTCAACCCGTACGAGGAAGAAGAAGAAACATACGACGCCCTAGCGGATGACGACGACATCCGGGACGAAGAGGGCGAAGAGTAAACCGTGGCCGCTCCGACCAACCCCACAAGCATCAACCTTAACAACATATCACTCCGTGATATCACAAAGGTGCTACCCAAACTCAGCCTAGCTGAGCAGGAAAAGCTGCTAGCTGAGCTTGAGAAGCTCGAAGAGCTTAAGAAGAAGAGCCTTGCGCAGAACAAGTTCCTTGGCTTTGTTAAGGAAGTCTGGCCATCATTCATCGGAGGAAGACATCATGCCAAAATGGCTGATGCGTTTGAGCGTGTGGCTAATGGTACTTGTAAGCGCCTCATCATCAACATGCCGCCACGACACACTAAGTCTGAGTTCGCCAGCTACCTGCTACCAGCGTGGTTCCTAGGCAAATATCCCGGCAAGAAGATCATTCAGGCATCCCACACGGCTGAACTAGCTGTAGGGTTTGGCCGTAAAGTGCGTAACCTCGTCGATACGGAGGTCTACCACAACATTTTCCCCGACCTTGTTCTGGCCTCGGACTCCAAGGCGGCTGGCCGATGGAACACAAGTAAGGGCGGGGATTACTTTGCTATCGGTATCGGCGGTGCTGTTACCGGTAAAGGCGCTGATGTGCTCATCATTGATGACCCGCACTCAGAGCAGGAAGCTGCCATTGCGGAAGTAAATCCAGATATTTACGACAAAACGTACGAGTGGTATACTTCCGGTCCCCGTCAGCGTCTGCAACCGGGGGGTGCTATCGTCATCGTCATGACACGGTGGTCGAAGCGAGACCTGACGGGGCAAATCCTTAAGGATGCACTGGCTAACGAGAGCCTTAGTGAGTGGGAAGTCATTGAATTTCCTGCCATTCTACCCTCTGAAAAGCCACTTTGGCCCGAATTTTGGAAGCTCGAAGAGCTTGAGAAGGTCAAACGCGACGTCCCGAACTCCAAGTGGATGGCGCAGTACCAGCAGAACCCGATTTCTGAGAGCGCTGCTATTGTTAAGCGTGAATGGTGGAAGGAATGGGAGAGTGATCGGCCTCCGAAGTGTGATTTCATCCTTCAATCGTGGGATACGGCGTTTGAAAAGACGCAACGTGCTGACTATTCGGCGTGTACGACGTGGGGTGTCTTCTACCATCCTGATGATACGGGCACTGAGCAGGCTAACATCATCCTCCTAAATGCCTTCCGGGACCGCATGGAGTTCCCGGAACTGAAGCAAGTGGCCATTGAGGAGTACCGCGAGTGGGAACCGGACAGCGTCATCATCGAGAAAAAGGCTTCAGGTGCGCCTTTGATCTACGAGATGAGGGCCATGGGTATTCCTGTGCAGGAATTCACTCCCACCAGAGGTAATGACAAGATCAGCAGGCTCAACGCGGTCTCCGACCTCTTCGCTTCCGGTCGGGTCTGGGCACCTGCTTCTCGGTGGGCCGAAGAGGTGATTGACGAAGTAGCCGAGTTTCCTGCCGGTCAAAACGATGACTATGTCGATACGGTGTCTATGGCCATGCACCGTTTTCGTCGTGGAGGCTATGTGACTACTATGCTAGACGAACCGGAGGAAATCCAGTATTTCAAGCGTAACCGCAACCAAGGGTATTATTAATGGCTACCCAGAAGCACATGGGACGCAATCAGATCGTAGACAGGCTGGCCGCACAGGTCGGTAGCGAGAAGCTTGCCCATGAGATTTTGAAGAAGCGTGGCCTTATGAACTCCGACGGAACACTTACTGCAAAGGGCCGTGAGCGTAACGCTATGACTGCTGAAGAGCGTGCGATTGATCGGGCGGCTAAACTAAGCGGCAAACCCGCGAAGAAGTACACTTATAACCCCCAAACCAACCGGGCTACGCTCAAGGGAACTAAATAATGGCCGTTGATAAAGCTTTGAACCAAGCTCCGCTTGGCCTTTCCGCAGAAGATGAAGATATGCTCAACGACGAGCCTGCGTTGGAGATTGAGATCGAAGACCCGGAAGAGGTAACGCTCCGCACGGGTGACGTCGAGATCGAAATTGATCCGGATGCGGAAGAGGACGACGAGTTCTCTGAAAACCTTGCAGAAGACATGGATGAAGGCGCTCTTACTGAGCTTGCCGGTGATTTGCTTGGTGAGTTTGATGAAGATATCTCCAGCCGCAAGGATTGGATGCAGACCTACGTAGACGGCCTTGAGCTTCTGGGTATGAAGGTTGATGACCGCACTGAGCCGTGGCCCGGTGCGTGCGGTGTATACCACCCGCTGTTGAGCGAAGCGCTGGTTAAGTTCCAAGCTGAGACCATGATGGAGACGTTCCCGGCCCGTGGGCCTGTGCGTACGGAGATCATTGGTAAAGAGACGCCAGAGAAGAAAGAAGCTGCACAGCGTGTCGAAGCGGACATGAACTACCAGCTTACCGACGTGATGATCGAATATCGCCCCGAGCATGAGCGTATGCTGTGGGGTCTGGGGCTGTCAGGGAACGCATTTAAGAAGGTCTACTATGATCCGGCACTTGGACGCCAGACATCCATGTACGTGCCCGCTGAGGACGTTGTGGTGCCCTACGGTTCCTCTAATCTGGAGACCAGTCCCCGCGTCACCCACGTGATGCGCAAGACGCCCAATGAGGTCGCTAAACTACAGGCAGCGGGGTTCTACCGTGATATCGAACTTGACGATCCAGTCGATTCCTTCGACGAAATTGAGACGGCCATCGCTGAACGCATGGGCTTTAGGGCCTCGACGGACGACCGGTACAAGTTGCTCGAAATGCAGGTCGAGCTTGAGCTTGACGATGACGATTTCCGCGACGACGATGATGAAGGTATAGCCCTTCCGTATATTGTAACCATTGAGAAATCGACGCAGACTATTCTGTCTATCCGTCGTAACTGGGACCCTGATGACAAGAAAAAGCTTAAGCGCCAGCATTTCGTACATTATCCGTATGTTCCGGGCTTTGGCTTCTATGCTTTTGGCCTTATTCACCTTATTGGTGCTTTTGCTAAGTCTGGCACCAGTCTTATTCGTCAGCTTGTTGATGCTGGTACTCTATCTAACCTACCGGGTGGGTTTAAAACTAAAGGTCTTCGTGTAAAGGGTGACGACACACCCATCGCTCCGGCTGAATGGCGCGATGTAGACGTAGCCTCGGGGACAATGCGTGACAACATCATGCCGTTGCCCTATAAGGAGCCGTCACAGGTCCTCTACAGCCTTCTGGGTACCATCGTAGAGGAAGGCCGTCGTTTCGCTGGCGCAGCGGATATGAAGATCAGCGATATGTCTGGTCAGGCACCTGTCGGCACCACATTGGCGATCCTTGAGCGTACGCTTAAGTCCATGTCTGCTATTCAGGCACGCGTTCATTACGCTCAGAAGCAGGAGTTCCGACTCCTCAAGGGCATCATCCGCGACTATACGCCAGCGACATATAGCTACGACCCAGTGGAAGGTAGCCGTAAAGCCAAGCAAGCTGACTATGATATGGTCGCTGTTATCCCGGTTTCGGACCCCAACGCTGCGACGATGGCACAGAAAATCGTGCAATATCAAGCAGTTCTCCAACTGGCTCAGGGTGCGCCACAGCTTTACGATTTGCCCTATCTGCACCGCCAGATGCTGGACGTATTGGGTATTAAGAACGCCGAGAAGCTTGTCCCGCTCAAGGACGGCGACGACATGAAACCACGTGACCCTGTGTCCGAGAACATGGATGTCATCAATGGTAAGCCGGTCAAGGCGTTTATCTACCAAGACCACGAAGCACATATAGCTGTGCACACAACTATGATGCAGGACCCGCAGGTTGCAGCGATGATTGGTCAGAACCCACAGGGTCAGGCTGTCATGGCGGCTATGCAGGCCCATATGCAGGAACATTTGGCATTCTCGTACCGCAAGCAGATTGAAGAGCAGGCTGGCGTCCCACTTCCGCCGCCAGATGCCACAATGAGCGAAGATATTGAGCTTCAGATTTCACGCCTTGCAGCCGCCGCTGCACAGCAGCTTTCACAGAAGAAGCAGGCTGAGGCGCAACAGCAACAGAACCAGCAGGCTGCACAGGACCCAATCGTCCAGATGCAGATGAAGGAGCTTGAGATCAAGCAGGGAGAACTCGACCTTAAGAAGCAGAAACTTCAGGTTGACGCTGCCGAGAAGAACGACCGCCTTGAACTCGAACAGGCGCGTATTGAAGCACAGAAGGAAATCGCTGGCCTACAGGTCGGTGCAAAGATTGCGACGGCCAAGAATGACTTGGACGCCAAACAAGAGGCTGAGGGCTTGCGTATGGGTATAGAAATTGCCCGCGACAGTATGTCTCAAGCTCAGCAACCAAAGGAAGCCGCACCGGCTTCTCCTACAAAGCAAGAGGAAAGTAAATGAGTGACCTACTCAGGCATCTCTCAAAAAAGATGCAGGAAGAGTTGAAGATTATCGAGTCAGATATGGCCATGGGCCATGCGGAAGATTTTGGGGCTTATAAGTATGCTTGCGGCATCTACCGTGGGCTTCTCATCGCCAACAATATCCTCATGGAAACCGCAGAACGCATGGAGGCTGACGATGACTAATCTTATTGATCTAGCTGGCAAACCCATCCCCAAAGTGGGTGCAGCGTCTGAAATCCCCATCGAAGAGCGGCCTAAGCAGCTTCCTGACCCTTCTGGATACCGCATCTTGTGTGCACTTCCGGATGTCGAGAAAACTACTGATGGCGGCATTATCAAGGCGGACATCACCCTCCAGCACGAAGAACTGCTGACGGTTACACTGTTCGTCATGAAACTGGGTCCAGACTGCTACAAGGACGAGAAACGGTTCCCAAGCGGCCCATGGTGCAAAGAGGGTGATTTCATCCTTGTACGCCCACACGCCGGTACCCGCGTCAAAATCCACGGGCGTGAGTTCCGTATCCTTAACGATGATGCTGTCGAAGCGGTGGTTGAAGACCCTCGCGGCATTAAGCGCGCATAGAGCCTAGGAGGCACAAATGAGTGAAGAAAATGACGATTTCCAGTGGGAAGTCGAAGACGATGCTGCAAGCAGCAAACCCGAGATTGAGGTAGAAGACGATACTCCGGAGGCCGACCGAGGCCGTGAGCCGATGCCGAAGGAGATTGTTGACGAACTCGAAGCTGACGAACTCGAAGAGTATTCCGAGAAAGTCAAACTCCGTCTGAAACAGATGAAGAAGGTCTGGCATGACGAGCGCCGTGAGAAAGAACGCTATCAGCGTGAACAGAACGAAGCTCTTACTGCCGCACAGCGTTACCGCCAAGAAGCCGAACAGCTTCGTAAAGCAATGGCTGAAGGGCGAGAGTCGCTGGTTGGCAGCGTTAAGCAGAACGTAGAGTTTGAACTTGCGGAAGCTCGTCGGGCTTATCGCGATGCTTATGAAGCGGGGGATACGGACAAAGTACTCGAAGCCCAAGAGAAGCTGAATAAGGCTGCTTACAGGCTCGAACAACTTTCTGACTATCGACCCACTTTACAAGCTCAAGAAACTGAAGTACAAATTGCTCCAGAAGCGGTTCAAATCCCGCGTCCGGATCAGAAAACGGTTGCGTGGCAAGAGCGTAATCAGTGGTACGGTCTGGATGAGGAAATGACCGCCTCGGCTCTAGGGCTTCATCAGAAGCTCGAAAAACAGTACGGTAACAAGTTTATCGGTACTGACGAATATTGGGGCGCTATCGACACAACGATGCGTCGTCGTTTTCCTGAGTATTTCGGGGATTCTGAACAGGCTAGCAGTGACACGAAACCTGCTGCGCGTACAAACAAATCCGCCGTTGTCGCCTCAGCGTCACGAAGCACATCCTCCAAAAAGATCGTGTTGAGACAGTCCCAACTGGCAATCGCCAAGAAGTTGGGTTTAACCGCCGAGCAGTACGCTCGTGAAGTTGCTAAGGAGAACAAAAATGGCTGAGAATCGTATCGTACGTGAGATGGAAACTCGTGAACTGGCCGAACGGCCTAAGGCTTGGCAACCAGCTTCAACGCTGCCCGAGCCTGATAAGCTAGACGGATACAACTACCGTTGGGTACGCGTATCGACACTGGGACAGAGTGACCCTCGTAATGCTTCATCGGCTTTCCGTGAAGGCTGGGAACCAGTTCGTATTGAGGAACAACCCAAGTTCCAAAATCTGACCGACCCAGATAGCCGGTATAAGGATAACATCGAAGTCGCAGGTCTGCTGCTTTGCAAGATTCCTTCTGACTTTATGGATCAGCGTCGAGCACATTTCGACCGTCTGACCCAAGCTCAGAATGAGTCCGTGGATAGCAACTTCATGCGAGAGAATGACCCGAGGATGCCGCTCTTTTCGGAGCGTAGGTCTAAGACGTCATTTGGTTCAGGCAAATAAGCTAGGAGCTTAATAATGGCATACCCCACTGTTTCGGGGCCATATGGCCTCATCCCAATTAACCTGATCGGTGGTCAGGTTTTTGCTAGTGCTACACGTCAGATTCCTATTGCTTCAGCATACAGCGCAAACGTCTTTTTTGGCGATGTTGTTAAGCTGACGACCGATGGTACTCTGATTAAGGATACTGGTACGACTGCTGCAACGCCGGTTGGTGTTTTCCTTGGTTGTGCGTATACCGATCCGGTCTACGGTAAGACGTTCCGTCAGTCCTACACGGCTAACACTGTGGCTTCGGACATCGTTGCATACGTGCAGGATGACCCAGACGCTTTGTTTAAGGCCGCTGTCTGCACTGCCGGTAGCACCACAATCAGCTATGTCACCCGTGCAAACGTTGGTGAAAACGCTGCTCTGGTCCAGAACGCTGGTAATAGCACTACGGGTAACTCCGGTGTTGCTATCAATGCAACCACGGCTACGACTAACACGTATCCGATCCGCATCATTGACGTCATCGCTGAAACCGCAAACGCGGCTGCATCTCCGGTACAGTACACGGAAGTTGTCGTTAAGTGGAATGAGCCGACGACCGGTGCTACCGGTGGTCACCAGTATCGCCAAGCGACTGGCATCTAAGAGGAGTATTAACACATGGCAATTTCACGCGCACAGCTCCTCAAAGAACTCCTTCCCGGCCTGAACGCTCTGTTCGGTCTGGAGTATGCACGCTACGGCGAAGAGCATAAGGAAATCTTTGACACCGAAACGTCGGAACGTTCGTTCGAAGAAGAAACCAAGCTGTCGGGCTTCTCCGCTGCTCCGGTTAAGAACGAAGGTTCGGCCATCGCATACGACAACGGTCAGGAAGTCTTCACGGCCCGCTACACCCATGAAACGATTGCCCTCGGGTTCTCGCTCACGGAAGAAGCCATTGAAGACAACCTGTATGACAGCCTCTCGGCTCGTTATACTAAGGCCCTTGCCCGTGCGATGTCCTACACCAAGCAGACCAAGGCTGCTTCGGTCCTCAACAACGGCTTCAGCACCAGCTACCTCGGTGGCGACGGCAAGCCGCTGTTCTCGACCACGCACCCGCTGGTTTCCGGTGGTGTCAACTCGAACAAGCCCGCAACGGATACCGACCTTAACGAAACGTCGCTTGAAGCCGCAGTCATCCAGATTGCTGCTTGGACTGACGAACGTGGTCTGCTCATCGCTGCGAAGCCGCGTAAGCTGGTCGTTCCGCCGAACCTGATGTTCGTTGCTACTCGCCTGCTCGAAACCGAACTCCGCGTCGGTACGGCAGATAACGATATCAACGCCATCAAGAACAACGGCTCGATCCCCGAAGGTTACACCGTTAACCACTTCTTGACCGACACGAACGGCTGGTTCCTGACCACCGACGTGCCAAATGGTCTGAAGCACTTTGTTCGTACTCCGATGAGCACGGGCATGGACGGTGACTTCGATACTGGCAACGTGCGCTACAAGGCCCGCGAACGTTATTCGTTCGGCTGGTCTGACCCGCTCGGTATGTTCGGTTCATCGGGTTCGTAAGAACCTAGAAGGGGAAGGGGGAAACCTCTTCCCCTTTTTATTTATCTGGTGTATGCTTACACCTACTAGGGTTTTACTCACACCGACTGACCTAGCAGACGTAGTAGAGACGGTGTGAGTTAGTGCTACTACACGGAGATATTACATGGCACAGTCCACTTTTCAGGGTCCCGTCCGTTCGCTGAGCGGCTTCATCTCGCAAGGTCCGAACGCCGTTTCGACGATTTCGACCGCGACGGCCACCATCGATGTCGCTAACTATGCTGGCAAGATCACCAAGATCACTGCCGCTACGACGGTCATCACGCTGCCTGCGGTTAACGCTTCGGCTAACCCGACTTCTTCGGGTCCGGGCCAAGACCCCAACACACTGAATAACTTCGGCGCTAGCTATACCTTCTTCCTGCCTTCGACGGCGACTTCAGTTAAGATCATCACCGGCACGGGTGACTTCCTGCTCGGTCAGGTTATCCTCGGCCCCAGCGCTGGCGGCGCTGCAAGTATGTTCTATGCTGACGGTTCGGCTACTCGCTCGGTCAATCTGAACGGCACGACCACTGGTGGTATCGCTGGTACGTATGTCACCATCGTTGCTGTAGCTGCCAATACCTATATGGTTATGGGCAAGTTGATCGGTTCGGGCACGCTGGCTACTCCGTTCGCCACTTCGTAATAGCTGCTAAATAGGAGGGCCTTCCTATGGCTACGCAAACTGATGTTAAATCAGCACATCTCAATGCAAGTGGTGTAGCTGTGCCTTCTCGTACTCGCATTAAGGGCTACCAAATTCTACCGGGTGGTACCGCAGGTCAGATTGATTTTTACGATAATAGTACAACCAATAGTGGTACTGCACGTTTGTCGATTGATATCAGCACAAACACTGCAATCATCTCTACGCTAATTCCGGGAGAGGGTATCCTTTTTTATAACGGTGCATATGTAGTACTTCCTGCTAGTGCGGGTATTACTATCTTTTATGGGTAATATACGGAAGGAAACCGCATAATGAGCATCGGCAAAATTCTTAAAGGCGGCTTGAACGGTGGCCTACTTGGCGCTGCCAAAGCTGGGGGCGTCGGCCTCGGTGATATTGCCCGTAACGGTGGTCTCGGTCTTGTCGGTATGCTTGCCGCAAAGAAGCGCCGTGATGAAGTACGCCGTCCAATGGACGAAGATGGTAGCTTTGGCCGCGCAGGCCCCGGAAGCGACATCCGCATGATGAGCAAGAAGAAGGGTGGCAAGGTCAAGAAGATGGCTAAGGGCGGCTCCACTGCCTCCAAGCGTGCTGATGGCTGCGCTACCAAGGGGAAGACCAAGGGGAAGTTCGTCTGATGGCTAAATCTCCAGCTTGGACACGTAAGGAAGGCAAGAACCCCAAGGGCGGCTTGAACGCCAAGGGTCGTGCGTCCTACAACAAAGCCAATCCGGGGAAGCCGGGGCTTAAGGCTCCGCAACCAGAAGGCGGCTCACGTAAGAAGTCATTCTGCGCTCGTATGTCGGGCATGAAGAAGAAGCTGACTTCGGCCAAGACAGCAAATGATCCGAACAGCCGCATCAACAAATCACTCCGGGCATGGGATTGCTAATATGACTGACCATGACGAAACCTTTAAGTATATCGTAGACGCAGCGTCGTTCTTCACGGTCATTGGGACGATCACTTCTATGCTCCCCGCAGTTGCAGCGTTGTTCACTATTATCTGGACGGGAATCCGTATATACGAGACGGACACTGTGCAGGGTTGGTTGGGTAAGGAATAAGCTATGGTAATGAGTTCGAATAAGATTGGCCGCAGGGCCATGGAAGCAACCCAAGCGGGTATCGACAATATCCTCAAGTCTGCACCAAAGCTCGACATGAAGGGTGGCGACGAAGAGCTAAAGGCGGCTACTGCCCCTAAGAAAGCCCAGACATTTGGTGAAGCGTTTAAAGCTGCCCGTGCGGCGGGCGAGAAGACGTTCTCATGGGCGGGCAAACCCGGCACTACGTTCACGACTAAGACTGCTGGTGAAGGCGCAAAGCGCTCAGTCTCTACTGGCCGCTCCGGCACTGGCTCTTCTACGGCTGCTAAGTCTTCCACTCCCGCACCGGCTTCTAAGGCTTCCGCTCCTGTTAAGGCTGCGGCTCCCTCGGTCAGTGCAAATACCAGCAAGTTTCTTTCTAAGCTTCCGTTGATGCCATCTAAGAGCACATCGGCTACTCCGGCTTCTAAACCTACTAAGACTGAGGCTCCTAAGCCTAAAGGCCGCGTTGGTATTGCATCCGCTACGAAACTCGCGGCCCCAAAACCTAACATTCCAGCCGCGAATCTCGGCCCGAAAAAAGTTGACTGGAGCAAGGCAAACAAGCCTTCTGCAAATGCACCAGTAAAGCGTGCGGAGCCACCTAAGCCAAAACCCGGCTCACTCCTCCTAAAGCGTGACGAACCTAAGAAGGATACTGTAAAGTTCCCTCTGAAGCGTGCCAAGGGCGGTTCCATCGACGGTATTGCTCAGCGCGGCAAGACCCGCGCCCCATTGAAGAAAGGTAAGTAAGATGCCCCCTCAGCCAACAGCAGCAGAACGTGCAGCATCTAAAGCACAGGATGAACGCCTCAAGAAGGCCAAGGTCACGCCGAAAGAAGGCAAGGTCATCGATAGTGCGAACCGTTCGGAGGGTGGGGCCAAGCGCTTCGCCAAGGGCGGCGTCACGAAGGAAATGCCAACGTCAGATCAAATGGGGAATATGGGTATGGCTAAGGGTGGAAAAGCTAAGGGTAAGCCAGCAGCTAAGGGTAAAGGTAATCCCTTTGCAGCAACCAAGTTCGGCGCTGCCATGATGAAGAAGTCGGCTGATACCAAGGGCCGTGCGATGCCGAAGTTCGCCAAGGGCGGTTCCATCGACGGCTGCGCCGTCAAGGGCAAGACCAAGGGTAAGCAAGTCACCATGAAAAAAGGCGGCTCCTGCTAATGCGTCCATCACGTGGTATGGGGGACATGAAGAAGTCCAAGATGCCTAAGGGCGAAGCTATTGGTATGGCCGAAGGCGGTAAGTTGAATATCGCCAAAGCCATCAAGAAGCCCGGTGCCCTGCACGAACAGATGGGTATCCCGCAGGGTAAGAAAATCCCGGCCAAGGCACTTGCTAAGGCTGCTAAGGCTCCCGGTAAACTGGGCCAGCGCGCCCGCTTCGCAGAAGTCCTGAAGGGTTTTAAGAAGAAGTAGTATGGCTGGGCACACTGACGAACCCAAGTGGAAGCGCATTGTAGCTAGTGTAAAAGCTGGAACCAAGGGCGGTGACGCAGGGCAATGGTCTGCACGTAAAGCTCAACTTGCTACCCAGCGGTACAAAAAGTCTGGCGGTAGCTATAGCGGCCCGAAGACTGAAGCGCAGAAATCCCTGTCCAAGTGGACTAAGGAGGACTGGGGAACCAAGTCGGGCAAGCCATCTACGCAGGGGGCAAAGGCCACTGGTGAACGTTACCTACCAAAGAAGGCACGGCAGGCACTGACATCTTCTGAATATGCTGCTACAACCAAGGCGAAGCGCGAAGGCACAAAGGCGGGCAAACAGTTCGTCAAGCAGCCTAAAACCATCGCCAAGAAGACAGCTAATTACAGGTAAGGATACCATATGGCCAATGCACTTTACCCTAAGTGGAAGCAGCAACTGCTCCAGTTCGCTGCGAACAATGACCTCTCCACGGGCACGGTTAAAGTCGCGTTGATTGACACCGGCACGTACACCTATAACTCCACGAACCAGTTCTGGTCATCTGCTGTTAGCGCAGTGGTGGGTACGCCGCAGACCATCGGCTCCAAGACATTCACCAACGGCGTGTTCAGCGGTAGCAATGTTACGTTTACTTCGGTTAGCGGCGCTTCGGTCGAAGCCCTTATTATCTATATCGACACGGGCACTGACGCCACATCACCATTGGTAGCGTACATCGACTCTGATGTGACTGGATTGCCTGTTACTCCTAACGGTGGTAATATCACGATCACATGGAGCGGTTCAGGTATCTTTGCGCTCTAAGGAGCTAACACAGTGAAGATCGACTTTGAATTTGAGACCAAATATGGCAAGTTCGCTGACGCGATCTGGTTTCCTGACGACGCGCCCATGACGGACGAAGAGGTCGAGGCTGAGAAGCAGCGCCGTCTGGACAACTGGATTGCTATCATCGAGAACCCCGCAGAACCGGGAGCATAAACGGTGGCTGACCGCTATTGGGTAGGCGGAACAGGGACGTGGGACGCAACAACCACGACAAACTGGTCCGCTTCTTCTGGCGGTGCTGGCGGTGCGTCTGCGCCTACGACAGCCGATAACGTATTCTTTAACAGCGCATCGAACGCAACGCTCTACACTGTAACCGTCACTGGTACAGCTTCTTGCGCCGATATGACGATGGCTGGCCCTGCATCTGGTAACGTGACTTGGGCGGGGGCTGGGGCGCTTAATGTCGCCGGAAGCATGACCGTTGCTGCCACGGGGATCACGCGAACGCATAATGGTACGATGACATTCGTAGCCACGACAACAGGTAAGACGCTCACAATAGGGCAAACAATTGGCGGGGCTATCATTTTTAACGGTGTTGGGGGCGGTTGGACACTTGGCAGTGCATTGACCAGCACTTTTACAATTACGCTAAATGCGGGGACGTTTGATACGTCTGCTGCTTCAAGTTATGCGGTCAGTTGTACTCAGATGTTGTGCGCCAGTGCATCTACTTGTGTGCTAAATTTAAACGCATCGACGGTAACTATATCAAGTTTTTCTGCATCTACTTTTACAGGTGCAGGGCTTACGCTTAATGCTGGCACGTCGCAGATCAACTTTACTAGTACAGCAAGCCCTTCACTCTCATCGTCGGGTCGCACGTTTTATAACGTAGCTTTTACCGGCTCCGGGGCCTCAAATACAACAGCGACCATAACTGGCGTGAACCTGTTTAATAACCTTAGCTTTGCTTCTCCAAGCATAAGCACGGTACAAACAGCCATTTTTAGCGCGAACCAGACCATTAATGGTACGCTGTCTGCATCAGGCGCAACTGAAATTCGCCGTGTCTTCCTTCGGTCTGACACGCTTGGCACCACGCGCACACTCACACTCGCCAACCCTACCACACTAAGCAATGTGGACATCCGCGATATCACGGCGGCGACCAATGCAATCACTGCAACAAGTAGCGGTGGAAACTGTGGCGGTAATACGAACATTACGTTTTCTACGCCCAAAACGGTCTATTGGAACCTTGCGGGAACGCAGAACTGGTCAGCGACTGGCTGGGCAACATCTAGCGGGGGTACACCCGCTGCGGCCAACTTTCCTTTGGCTCAAGATACCGCCATCTTCAATAACACAGGGGCAGCGGGGACGGTAAACGGCGGGTCTTTTGCGGTATGGAACCTTGGTACGATTGATATGTCTGCGCGGACTTCCGCCATGACACTGGCCTTCTCTTCAAACCCTACGGGCCATTATGGCAGTTTCTTTTTAGGGTCGGGGGTGACACTTACTTATAGTGCTTCGATAACCTTCGTCGGGCGTGGAAATACCCAGCAAATTGCTAGTAACGGCGCTACTTTTCCAAACGGCATAACCGTTCAAAATATCGGGGGTACAGTACAACTCACAGGTGCGGTTACAATTGCCTCCACAGTTACGTCCATCCTGACCAACGGTACGCTCGATCTTCAAAGCTACACGCTGACGACGGGTATATTCACCAGCAGCAGCACAAATACCCGCACCCTTGCTTTTGGCACCGGCAACATCACTGTGAATGGTACTGGAACTGTGTGGAATACGGGTACCCTTACAAACCTAACTGTAACTGGTACTCCAGTTGTTAATGTGTCAAACAACTCTGCAACAGCCACAACTGTTTCGTCTGGTTCACCCACCGAAGCCAACTCCATTAGCTTCAACTTCACCACTGGGACATATGCCCTCACACACAACGCTGGGTCAAAACGTAACCTAAACTTTACGGGCTTTGCTGGTACGGTTAGCAACACGTCACAAACGATTTACGGCGACCTGAACTTGGGTTCGACCGCCACGTATACCGCTGGCGCAAGTGGCTGGATTTTTGCGTCAACGTCGGGAACACCCCGCACGATCACCTCCAACGCCAAAACAATGGACTTCCCATTGACCTTCGATGGTGTCGGCGGGTCATGGGTGCTGCAAGATGCTCTAACAATGGGGTCGGCCCGTACACTTACGCACGCAAATGGTACGCTTGACCTCAATGGTAAGACGCTGACTGTTGGCACTGCGTATACAACTGCCACTGGAACCAAGAACCTGACATTCAACGGCGGGACGCTGGTTTGCCCAACGGCTTCAATAACTGCATTCAACAACGCAGTCCCGACAGGCTTTACGACAACAGCAGGCACTGGCACCGGCACGATTTCCATGACTGCTGCTACCTCCAAAACCTTTGTGGGTGGTGGTTCGACATACAACTGTACCTTGAACCTAGGCGGTGCAGGTGGCCTTTCGGTCACTGGATCAAACACGTTCAACAACATCACGAACACGGTGCAGCCCACGTCGTTTTCCTGTACGGGCTATACGACCACGTTCAATAACTTCAATTTGAACGGCACGGCGGGCAACCTAGTTATTGTTTTGGGTGGTACGCTTTCAAAGGCATCAGGCACGGTCTCGTGCGACTATCTGTCTATTTCCAATTCCACTGCCACTGGTGGTGCCTCTTGGTACGCAGGCGCAAATAGCTTTAATGGCGGTAGCAACACAGGCTGGATTTTCACCGCGCCACCCGGTGGGGGTGTAAACGTCAATGTAACTGGGGTCTTTGCCAGTGGTGTCGTAGGGACGGCTACAGTAGCCGCAGCAGCAAACATCCTAACCACAGGCCCCCCGGCAACGGGCGATGTAGGCACAGTTACGACTACCGGCGTGGCTAATGTCACGCTTACTGGTGTGTCTGCTATAGCTACCATTGGTGACGTCGGTGTCTCTGCTGGTGGCAGTATTTCCGTTGATGTTTTTGGTAATGCGGCAACAGGCACCGTAGGCACAGTTGCGACTACAGGTCTGGCAAATGTCACGCTCACGGGTGTGTCTGCGACTGGTTCGGTTGGCACTGCTACCGCTTCTATACCTACGTCAGTTACACTTACTGGGGTCTCTGCTACTGGCTTTGTCGGTACAGTTACCTTTGCCCTCGGCGCGTCGGTAAGGCCCACGGGTGTGTCTGCGGCTGGTGCTGTCGGCACTGTTAGAGTTTCTATACCTAAATCGGTCACGCTCACGGGTGTGTCTGCGACTGGTGCTATTGGCACATCGACGGTTGCTACTGCGGCTACCCTATTCCCAGCGCTGTTTGTAAACCAAAATACGTTCTATTCAACTACGGTAGACCCCGGTTCAGTTGATATCGCACCTGCGCTATTTACGAACCAAAATGCGTTCTATGCGGCTACTGCCTTATCGACGTATCCGCTTACACCTGCGCTGCTTCAGAATGTAAACCAGTTCTTTACAGCCTCCACATACCAGTACTGGTCGCTGCTTCCCGGAACTATACCGAGCAGCAATCAGTTTTTCTCACCAGTGGTATACCGGGGTGCGCCAACACCCAACTGGCACCGCGAAGCAACTGCTGGGGACGAAAACTTTGCGGGGATTGATATGATCGCTAACCCTAGCTGGACACTGGTACCGACCTCACCGACACCGAACTTCACTTTAGACAGCCAGATAGCGGTGCCTGACTGGATTCAGCAGTAACTTGATGTGTCCATGGTAGCATGGTATGTGCAAGCAATTAGGCAGGACGTAACCTTATGACCACGAGTGGGCTAACAAGTTTTAACCTTGATCTGAATGCCATCGTGGAAGAGGCATTCGAGCGCTGTGGCGCTGAGCTTCGCACGGGTTACGACCTACGTACTGCACGGCGTAGCCTCAACTTGATGGCACTTGAATGGGCAAACCGTGGCATCAACCTATGGACGCTTGATGAAGGCTCTATACCAATGGTTCAGGGAGTTAGCCAATATGGTATGCCCATTGATACGGTTGACCTATTTGAGCACGTAGTGCGCACGAATGCAGGTACGACTTCAAACCAGCTTGATATCAACATCAACCGCATCAGCGCCGATACCTACGCAACGATACCGAACAAGAACGCGCAGGGGCGTCCGATCCAGTTGTGGTATAATCGGCTTGGAGGTCAGACTGATCCCAGTGGTGTGCAGTATCCTACGATTAACGTCTGGCCTGTGCCGGATCAGAACAACTATTATACTCTTGTTGTCTGGCGGCTTCGCCGCATCCAAGACACAGGCGATGGTATAAACACGCAGGACATCCCGTTCCGCTTCCTGCCCTGCATGGTGGCTGGGTTGGCGTACCATCTAGCGCTTAAACTCCCGAACGCTATGGACCGTGTAGGGCTACTTAAGCAGATGTATGATGAAGCTTGGCAGCAGGCTTCTGATGAAGACCGTGAAAAGGCTCCTCTGCGGATCGCTCCGCGTCAGATGTTTATCTAGGAGGTACGATGCCCAATCCGTATGCTTCAGGTAAAAAGGCCATTGCGGAATGTGATCGCTGTGGCTTCAGGTATAAACTCAAGCAGCTTAAGAAGCTCACCATCAAGACCAAGAGTACGAATATCCTCGTATGCCCGACTTGTTGGGAGCCTGACCAGCCGCAGCTTCAGATCGGTATGTACCCGGTCGATGACCCGCAGGCACTGCGTAACCCACGCCCTGACGTCAGTTATTGGCAAGCAGGTATGACTGGGCTTAAGGTGCTAATCCGTGGGGAAGTGCCATCAAGTAACTCGCTGGCCTTCGGTACACCGTCTGACGGTAGCCGCATTATCCAGTGGGGGTGGGCACCTGTCGGGCTTAATAACGCTTTAGCTTTGCCTGACCTCCCAAATACGCTATTAGCTACAGGTAGTGTAGGTACGGTAACGGTAGATACATAGGAGTAAGTTATGGCTAAGGGTGGTAAGACCAACGAGCAGATGCTCAAGCTGGGACGCAATCTTGCTAAGGTTGCAAACCAAAAGCGCCCCGTGCGCTCGGTTCCTAAGAACGAAGTAAAGGTGGTGAAAAATGGCTAATGATACTGCAACGTGGCCGTTTCTCGGCGCTGGTGAAAACCCGCTGCCGTCGCGTGCAAAGCAGCCCATGGACTACACGCAGGCTAATCTAGGCAACAACGGCTATCCGAACAAGATCGCCAACACTCAAACGCTGCGTACCCGTGGTACTAAGAACACCACCCGTGGGAACAGCAGCAGCACGAAGATGGGCTAATGAACTACGCTACTCTGTTCGAGACCATTAAAGGGTACGTCGAAAACGACTTCCCCGATACTACGTGGGGTGCCCCTGCCGGGTTACCAGCGACCGTGACGCTTACGTCTACCGAACAGATCAATACGTTCATTGAGCAGGCAGAGCAGCGCATCTTCAACATGGTCCAGCTTCTGGACCTACGCAAAAACGTTACAGGGGCGTTGACCTCCGGGAATAAGTATCTCTCGGTACCATCAGACTGGCTTGCCAACTTCTCGATAGCTGTGATTGATACAGATGGGAAATACCACTACCTGCTCGACAAGGATGTAAACTTCATCCGCGAGTCATTCCCGAACCCAAGCGTCACGGGCCTCCCTACTCATTATGCGTTCTTTGACCAGAACTCGTATATCCTTGGTCCTACACCGGATTCGAGCTACGGGGTTGAGCTACACTACTTCTATTATCCAGAGTCGATTGTAACTGCTGGTACGACATGGCTTGGGGACAATTTCGATAGCGTCCTACTTTACGGATCGTTGCTTGAAGCGTATACATTCATGAAGGGCGAACAGGACGTTATTAACAATTACCAGCAGCGGTATGGCGAAGCATTGGCTATGCTGAAACAGCTTGGTGAAGGTAAGAACCGTCAGGACATGTACCGGACTCCACAGGCCCGGTACCCAGTGAGGTAATATGTTAGACTTAGCAATGGGTGATATCGGCAGCGTTAAGGTTATGACCACGGACCACCGTGGGTTTACGCCTGAAGAAATCGCTGAGCGCGCTCTCGACAAAATCATCTACGTGGGTAGCCAGACGCATCCGGCTATCCGCGATCAGGCCGAAGCCTTCAAAGACAACATCCGTCAGGTGCTAGTTCATTACATGCACGAGGCTATCCGGTCTAATAACGTCACTCTGGTCAATAAATTCACTCAGGCGGGGCATCCAGAGTTGATCCCGATCCTAAACACGTAAGGAGGCCATAATGGCTATTACACAAGCGATGTGCAGCAGCTTTAAGGCGGAAATCCTCCTTGCTGTCCATGATTTCCGGGTTACCAGTGGTGATACTTTCAAGCTGGCGCTATATACTTCCACGGCTACGATTGATGCGAACACAACGGCGTATACCGCAACTAACGAAGTCACAGGTACGAACTACACTGCTGGCGGCGGCACACTGACGCGTCTCGGTGTTGGTACGACTAACACAAGCGCTTCAGCGGGTACGGGTTTCACCGACTTCTCGGACCTCACGTTTACCGCAGCTACAATCACGGCCCGTGGCGCGTTGATCTATAACACCACGCCTTCCGCTACCTCAAATGCTGGTGCTACGCTGACCAACGCTGCGGTATGTGCATTGGACTTCGGCTCGGACAAGACCTCGACGGCGGGTGACTTCACCATCATCTTCCCGACAGCCGATGCAACTAGCGCGATCATCCGGATTTCGTAATGATCGAAGAACTCGTCAGTCGGGTGTTTTACGCTCGTAATCTCGCGCATTTTGAGCACTGGCGGGCCAATGGCGTCGGTGCTTATGCGCGGCATATTGCACTTGGCGAGTTCTACGATGGCGTTATCGACAATATAGATAAGCTGGTTGAAGCGTACCAAGGCGCGTTTGAACTGATTGGCACGATCCCTAAAACTCCGACAAAGGCTTCGGAAATCCTCTTGGTCCTAACTGAAGATGCAGACTGGATTGAGAAGAACCACGAGAAGATTTGTCGGGGTAATCGGGCTGTAGGCAATCTAGTTGATAGCGTTACTGATACGTACCTAACCACAATCTACAAACTACGGAACCTAATGTAATGGCATTTGTACTCGCAGATCGTGTCAAAGACACAACGACGACAACTGGTACAGGTACGATCACCCTTAGCGGCACTGCGCCTACTGGGTACCAGACTTTTGGTTCGGCTGTCGGTAACGGTAACAACACCTACTACACCATCACGGCTGGGTCGGAATGGGAAGTGGGCATTGGTACTTACACCTCTGCTGGCACCACGCTGTCCCGTACTACCGTGCTTTCCTCTTCAGCAGCAGGTTCGCTCGTCACGTTCTCTGCGGGTACCAAGGACGTCTTCGTCACCTACCCTGCCGGTAAGTCAATCAATCTTGATACCACGGGCGGTATCACTATTGGCAGCAGCCTCCTCACGCTGTCGTCCACAGGCGTTGTGACATCTCCAAATCTTGCCGACGCTGTTGGGTATAAGAACATCCCGCAGAACGCGCAGAGTGGGAATATGACGTATGCTGCAACTGACGGCGGCAAGCATGTCTACTCAACCAACAGCGGTGCTCAGACCATTACGGTCCCCACAAACGCATCAGTTTCCCTCCCTATCGGGTTCTCAGTCACTGTCGTTAACAACGGCACAACGGCTATTACCTTCACGACCACATCAACAACGGTCTATAAGGCGGGGACGTCTACTGCATGGGCATCGGGTGGTACGCTTGCTATTCGCGGTTTGGCGACTTGGCTTAAGGTTGGCACGGACACTTGGTTTGTATCTGGATCAGGACTAAGCTAATATGAGTTTTTTGAGCGACTTCGAAAGCAAACTTGACGGCGTTAATGATACCGTCGAGTTCGTAATCCGCGTGGCTATCGTCACGCTTTCCGCTGTTATCCTTGTGGTGGTTCTGGCACTGGTTGTTGGCCTCTTTGTGCCAAATGAGTTGGTGGATAGCACTGCTATTCTTCAGACAATCGACCCTGCCTTCCAAACCGTTATCGGCGCGTTCGTCGGTCTTCTTGGAGGTTTGAGCCTGAACGCCAATGCGCGGGACAAAGAGGAGCCTTTGGAACTGACGGAAGTTGCGCCTGAACTGGAGCCTGAACCTGTTGTGCCTGTAGCTGCCCCGGTCGAAGACGATGACGACATGGCCCCTTGGGAGAAGTATCGGCATGACCTGCGCTGGGATGTAAACGGCGATGGTGTGGTTGACCAAGCTGACTTCCCTGACTGGCGCAACCCGGAGGCATAAGGATGGGCGAACTCTCCACAGTTGAACTGATTGGCCAGCTTTGGCCCATCGTTCTGGCATTCATTACGCTGACGATCATCCTCGCAAAGATGGACGTGCGCCTTGCTGTGGTTGAGGAAAAGATCAAGACGCTCTTTGAGCTTTGGAATAAGGGAAAAGACAAGTGAGCTTGATTAACCTTCAGCAGAAGATCGGGGTGACGGCAGATGGTGCGTTTGGTCCGGGCACGTATAAGCGCGCTGCGTCTTTCTATAAGCTGTCGCCTTCTCGGGCTGCGCATTTCTTTGCTCAAACGGCGCATGAAAGCGGCGGCTTCAAGACGTTCAGTGAGAACCTTAACTACAGCGCCAAGGGCCTGCGCGGCACCTTTGGCAAGTATTTCAGGACCGATCTGGAAGCGCAGATGTGTGCGCGCCAGCCACAGAGAATAGCCAACCGCGTCTATGCCAATCGCATGGGTAACGGAGACATGTCCAGCGGCGATGGGTGGAGGTATCGTGGGCGCGGCGCGCTCCAACTGACCGGCAAGGACAACTACGAAGCCTTTGCAAACTACATCGGTCGTCCCGACATCATGGACAACCCTGATCTGGTTTCTGGCGAACTCTGCTTTGAGAGCGCACTCTGGTTCTTCGACAAGAACAAACTCTGGGGCATCTGCGATCAGGGCGTCAACGACGCTGCCATCCTCGCGCTGACAAAGCGCATCAACGGCGGGACGCATGGTCTGGATGACCGGCGCACCAAGACCTACAAGTTCGCAACATGGGCCTGATCCCTAACCCTTTGGTGATGTATGTGGCGGCAGGCTCTCTTATTGTTGGCGTAGCCGCAGGGTATAAGGTCCGCGACTGGCAGTGTGATGCTGCATATGCAAAGGCTCTGGAGAAGGCTGAGAAGCTTCGGGCCAAGAAGCAAGAGGTAGTATATGATATTTCGCAAACGTACGAAGCGGAACGCGATCAAGCCGATGTCGTGGCAACCGAGCGCATCAACACCATTCGTGAGATTTATAAAACGCTACCTGCCGCTTCTGTTGATTGTTCTGCTCCTGACTCTGTGCGCAGGCTGCTCGAAGGCAGTATCCGTGACGCCAATGCCGCTTCCACCGGCAAACCTAGCGGCGAAGTGTCCAACACTTCCAGCCCCACCAATATCTTTAATCGACCCTGAGCGCTCTATCTGGGAAGCCGATATCATTGCAAAATATACGGATTGTAGTGTAAAGCATCGCTTGACGGTTAAAGCATGGGAAGACGCAGTAGCTGTAAAATAACGTAGAGAGGAGGGCTTACATATGTTCGGTTTTACCCCTCTCTCCACGATACCCTTCAGTGCTACTACCGAAACCCGCCAGAACGTAAGCGTCACGGACGTCTCAGCCACTGGTTCCATTGGCACCGTAGTTGCTTCTATACCAACTTCGTTTGCTATTACTGGTGTCTCTGCCACTGGTTCTATCGGGACTGTAACGGCCCAGCTAGTCATCCCCGTATCGGTCACTGGTGTCTCAGCCACTGGCTCTGTCGGCACACCTACATTCAAGTCCAGCTACGCTGTCACTGGCGTTTCTGCTTCCGGTGCTATTGAGAGTATTACGCTATCTGTAGGTAACTCCAGCAACACAGACTTCTTCGGCTTCTCTGGCTTCTCAGTTGTGCCATTCTCTGGGATTGAAACTGCACCTCCGGGAAATGCGAATGTAAGCGTTACGGGTGTATCTGCCACAGGTGCAGTTGGCACTGTTAGGACCTCTGTTGAGACTGTGTTTGTCACGGACGTCTCAGCCACTGGTTCCATTGGCACAGCTACGGTTTCAGCTAAAGCTAACGTATCCCCAACAGGAGTAACAGCCACTGGTTCTACTGGCACAGTAACAGTTATAATTCCTAGTAATGGGGTAAATGTCACCGGGGTTTCAGCTACCGGCTATATCGGGGACGTCAGTGAGAGTGTAAGCAACGCAAGTGGCCTTGACCTATTCGGGTTCTCGGGCTTTTCCGTGGCTCCCTTTGCCGGGGCAGAGATTGCTCAACGCCTGAATGTTTCAGTCGATGGCGTGTCAGCCACTGGTTCTGTCGGTACAATCCTACTCCCGAATGTGGGGGTAAGTGTCACTGGTGTATCGGCTACCGGTTATATCGGTGATGTTTCTGAAGCCGTAAGCAACGCAAGTGGCCTAGACCTATTTGGGTTCTCAGGCTTTTCGTCAGCCCCATTTGCTGGAGCAGAGATTACTCCCCGTCAGGGCGTCGTAGTAACCGGCGTGTCAGCCACTGGCTATGTAGGTACGGTCGGAACTTCAACAGAGGCCGTCTACCTTACGGGTGTTTCGGCTACCGGCTACATTGGGGATGTTAATGAGAGTGTAGGCAATACATATAATGGGAGCCTCTTCGGCTTCTCTGGCTTCTCAGTCGTGCCCTTCTCAGGGGTCGAAACACCTCAACGGTATGAAGCAGTAGTAACTGGTGTATCAGCCACGGGCTATGTAGGCACGGTTATATTCTCGCAATCCGTTTCTGTGACAGGTGTTCCTGCCACTGGTAGCGCTGGCACTGTAGGTGTTGTTGCAGGTAAGTTTGTAGCAGTAACAGGTGTATCTGCGGATGGTGCTGCCGGAAACGTTATCGCCCAAGGTACATTTGTCCCTGTGACGGGTGTTTCTGCTGCTGGAAATATAGGTACTGCGGAGGTAGTCACAGGTAAGTTTACGTCGGTAACGGGTGTTTCTGCGGCTGCATCTGTCGGCACTGTTACCGTCAGCGGCAAAGTTATCCTTGCAGTTACAGGTGTAGCAGCGACCGGAAACATCGGCAATGTAGAGGTACCTAAATGGTCCCCAGTCGTCCCCACGCAAAGCCCGAATTGGCAAGCGGTTAATGATAGCCAAACAGGTACATGGTCTGATATAGATGATGCACAAACGCCGGTATGGCAGGCTGTTAACAGCTCTTAGACTGGAAACGAAATATGGCAGACAGCAATTATAGTGACCTCAAAATCGAACTTATGGTGACAGGCCAGAATGCGACCACATGGGGTAACGTCACTAACACTAATATCGGCGCAGCACTGGGCGCAGCTATAGCTAGCTCGGTTAATATTGCGTTTACCACTGCTGACCGTACTCTTGACTGGACGAATACCAACGCTGCGCAGGATGCTCGCTACCTACGCCTTAACCTAACTGGTACCGGTGGGTTTAACCTTATTGTCCCAGTCATTACGGGGGGTAAGCCGTATATCATCAACAACGCCACTAGCGGAACAATAACGGTAAAACACCCCACGGGTACTGGCATCGCTGTCCCTACTGGCAAGACCATGTGGGTCTACGCAAACGGCACCAATGTCGTCGATGTAGTGACTGCCCTTACGTCGCTTTCGGTTGCTGGTGCAGTCGCTGCCAACTCTGTTTCGGCAACTAACTATGTTTCGGTAACCGGCGGTACTGGCGAGTTAAAGCTACAAGTTACGTCCAACTCGCCGTATCTGGCGAGTATCGGTGCATACCCCATGCTCTTTGCTACCAACAACGTAGAGAAAATGCGGCTTACGGCGGTAGGCGAACTCCTGATCGGCAGCACAACCACCTCGGGCAACGGTCAAATCCAGTCGGACAATGGCGCGGACTTGGCGATAACCAGCGGTAACGTATATTTGGCCCGTGGTGGCGGCAGCGTAGGGGTCGGAACGCCTACTCCTGCCCGTACATTTTCCGTGCTTTCTGCAAGTTCTGTACCTGCCCTTATTGAGAGCAGCACTACAGACTGTAAGGTGTCTCTGTACACCAGCACTGGTAGCAGCGCGCAGGGCTTCATTCAGGCATCCGCAGGGTCCCTTCTTCTTGGGTCGAGCAATGCTGAACGCCTTCGGTTTAACACTACGGGAGCATTTGGCGTCGGCGGTTCAAACTTCGGCACCACTGGTCAGGTCCTCACTTCACAGGGGTCTGGCGCTGCACCTATCTGGTCATCTGCTTCGTCCTCAGGTACAGTCTCGCAGGTTGACGGTACAGGTTCGGTCAACGGCCTTACGCTTACTGGCACGGTTACTACTACAGGTAGCCTGACGCTGGGTGGTGACATCACTTCGGTAAATGCTTCGGCTACAATTAACAGCGTCCTTATCGGCTACCGGAGCATCCCACGCTCTACGACGACTACCACGGCTAACATAGCTGACGTTGGTAAGTGCATTGCTGTTTCTGCCAACATCGCCATCCCTGCTTCTATCTTTGCGGGTGGGGATGCGGTCTCGATCTATAATAACAGCGGTTCAACTATCACAATCACGCAGGGGTCAGGCTTGACCATGTACAAAGTCGGCACTGCTACGACGGGTGACAGGACGCTAACCCAGCGGGGTATGGCTACTATTTGGTTTAATAGCGCAACAGATTGCGTAATTTCTGGCGGAGGTTTGGCATAATGAGCGGTATTCAAATGGCTTTGCTGGCGGCGGGATCAAGTTTTGTACCGGTCACGAACACTTACAACTCCGGCAGCGGCACTGACACTATCCCATCGGGCGCAACTCAGGTTGTCGTGACGCTCTGGGGCGGCGGTGGCGGCGGCGGTGCGTATGCGGGTGGCGGCGGCGGCGGCGGTGGCGGTGGCGCACGTGTTGAAAAAACTATTTCGGTTGCTGGTAGCGGGGGGCTGACGCTTAACTACGCAGTTGCTGCAAGCGCTTCCTCTGGAGGGGCGGGCAACGCAAGCACTTCATCAAATGGAACATTTGGAACCACCTTCTCACTAAATGCTGGCGGCGGCGGTCCCGGTCTGAATGGCTTCTCAGGTGGCGTTGCTGGTGTTGGCGGGACTGGAGCTGGCGGCGACACAAATACCACAGGCACCGCTGGCACTAACTCAGCGGGCGGTGGTGCGGGTGGCGCTGGCGCTTCCCCCGGAGGTGGAGCAGGTGGTACAGGTGGTGGCGCAGGTGTAGCTGGTACAGCACCCGGTGGTGGTGGTTCAGGTAGTCAAACATCAGGTGCTGGTGGTGCAGGCGCTGCTGGCCAAATCACATTTGCGTATACCTAGGGGTAAATAGCTGATGCCGTTTATCAAGCTCCAGTTTAAGCCCGGTGTGAACCGCGACCAGACTGACTACTCCAACGAGGGTGGCTGGTATGAGTGCGACAAGATCAGGTTTCGTTCCGGCTACCCGCAGAAGATCGGTGGCTGGACAAAAGCTGCGCCTGCTGCATTCATCGGCGTGTGCCGCCAGATGTGGAATTGGATAACGACCTATAGCGACAACTTCCTCGCACTGGGTACGAATGAGCGCGTCTACATCGAAGCTGGTGGTAACTATTACGACATCACCCCGTTCAACACGGCGCTGAGTGGGTCGAACACATTTGCAACAGCAAGTGGTACCAAGGTAGTTACAGTGACCACGGGGACAGCAATCCTTGAATACATTAGCACTGGCGAACTGGTAAAGATTGCTGGCTTCACTGTGCCCATTGGCGACATTCCAATCGCGGAGCTTAACGGTATACACGAAGTCACGGTAACCGGGCTTAATTCCTTTACGTTTACCACAACGACAACGGCAACTTCTACAGCGCCTACCTCTGTAAGTGGCGATGGGTACACCGTGCAGTTTGAAATTTCGCCGGGAAACCCCATCGCTGTAGGTGGTTATGGTTGGGGTGTCGGCCCATGGGGCGGGTATATTCCTGCTACACCTACTGCACCTCCTCCAAGTGCTTGGGGTGTGGGTACTAAAGGCAAGCCACTTCTGCTCCCGCAACGGGACTGGTGGTTCGACAACTTCGATAACGACCTTGTGATGAATATTCGCAATGGCGCTGGCTACTGGTGGGAGCGCGGTACGCTTGCTGACCCTAGTACTAACCTAGCTAAACATGCCATTACGCTTAAGGAATACGCTACATCTCAAACCAAGGACCCTGCTGCGGTCCCCGACCAGATTATGCAGTTGCTGGTTTCCCAGCAGGACAAACACCTCGTTGCTCTTGGTGCTTCGCCTTACCTAAGCACTGATTTTGACCCACTTCTTATCCGCTGGGCTTCGCAGGATAGCCCCGGCGATTGGACACCATCTAATTTTAGTTCGGCTGGTGATATCCGTGTGTCTCGTGGTTCGCGTATTGTCCGTGGTTTACCAACCCGGCAGGAAGTCTTGGTCTGGACCGACACCAACCTCTACACACTCCAGTATCTCGGCACGACAGATGTGTTCGGGCTTCAGGAGTATGCGGACAATATCTCTGTGGCTTCGCCACGTTGCATTGCATCTGCGTCCAACGTTGTTTAC